AAATTCAGACTTAAAAAAATGGCAGGATAAATTCTCTATATCGAAAACGGGAACTTGCACAACCTTGCGTGACGAACGCGAAATGATTTATCTTGGAACACCCATCGTCGATGCAAATATCAATTCCTCCAACTCACAAGGCGTAAGGAAAAAGGCCAACAACGTTGTAAACCTTGTCCTTGAATTCATTGAAACGATGGTAGACTCAACAATCCCTAAACCGTCCGTCAGAACTAAACTACCTGGCTTTGAAGTTCAAGCAGGAATGATTGAGGACAGTTTAACGGCAGACATAACGGAGTTGGGAATCACTGCCATAAACGATGTCAATGAGCGAATAACTCCTGTCCAGGGATTTTCTTCAATGCTCGTTAATTGGAATCCTGATTTCAAACATCATCTTTACCGTGGGGAATTATCGTTAGAATCAATTCATCCGAAACGAATTATCCCGCAGATTGGCGTATGGGACCTTCAAAAGATGGATTACTTCTTCATTGTTTCTTCTGTTACAAAAGCATTTATCAAAAAGCGCTATGACGTTGAACTGGATACTGCCGGAGAAGAATTTCCTGATATGAATAGTTTAGTCGGCAATTCGTCACAGCCTAACAATCCAGATATGGTAACAGAAGTTGTTTGCTGGTATAAGAATGACGATGGTGAGGTTAGCAAGTTTACTTGGTGTGATGATACCGTCCTAGAAGATTTGCCGAATTTTTATGCAAGGCGTATTGACGGAAAGATTGTTACAGAAGAAACTCTCGACAGTGACATAACTATATCGAATGGTGAAGTCATAAAAGCAGGAGAAAAGGTTCCCTACTTTACTCCTACTCGATACCCGTTAATTGTCCGAGAAAATATTCCTCTCAACTTTGCGTTTGGTGGTCAGTCGGACGTAGACGCTATTCGTGACCAACAAGATGCAATGAAACGTGTCGTAAGTACCATTGAGGAAAAGATCCTGCGCGGTAGTGCTATCGTCACAGCGTTAGAAGGTCACAGGCTCAATCTCACAAATGAACTTTACGCGATTATAAGAGGTACGCAATCAGAACTAAGTGCTCTTGGTGTCAAGAACCTACAAGCCGACATCAGCAATGATATGGCGTTCGCTCAACAGCAATACAGGTCGGCACAGTCAACCCTCGGTATTACAAATAGTTTCCAAGGTAAGGCAGACACAACGGCAACAAGCGGAGTCGCTAAACAAATTCAAGTTCAGCAAGCAAGCGGGCGGTTGCGCTCTAAGGAATCAAACAAGTATGCAGCGTTTAAGCAAATGTACGAAACCATGTTTGAGTTTAAACTCGCTTTCTATGATGAACTTCGCCCCTATGTTACAAAAGATGCGAACGGTCAAGATTCATTCGGCGATTTTAATAAATATGCTTTCTTAGTTCGAGACAAAGCAGGAGAACTTTACTACAACACAGACTTTATCTTTCAAGCAGATGCGGGTTCAGGACTTCCAAGAGACAAGATGTGGCTATTTTCTCAAGCGAACGAACAACTTAAATATGGCGGGTTCAATGCCACTCCTGCGAGTGTAATCTTTTGGACTCAGATGGTTGCTCAGAAATACCCTAATGCTAAAATTATTCTCGACACCATCAATAAGCAAATGGAGAACATGGCGAAAACGCCGCCTACCGTTCCGAAGGTCACGACAAATTACAAAGATATGATGCCGGACGCTCAAGCTCAGTTCCTACAAAAACTCGGTATTAAGTCCAATGGCGGTCAACCATTAGTGCCATCCGGACAAGAGCAAACATATCAGTCACAAGTAGATCACGGGCAACCGGAACAAGTTCCACCACAGGGGACAGAACAACCTCCACAGCCACAGCAACCGCAAGATGGGACAAACGCACAGGTGGATGTTCAAAAGTTGCTAGAAGGTGCTATGCAAAATATGACACCAGAAGAGCAACAAGCGTTCGCTCAGCTACCAGATGATAAAAAGATTGAGATAATTCAACAGATGATGCAAGGTCAAGGAGGGCAACAATAATTGCTACCTTCAAAAGAAAAGCTCGAAGAAATTGTAAAGTCTCTCGCTAAAATAATGCGTATTCAGAATTGGGATATTTCGGTCGATTATATAAGCCAGTACGAAATGAAACATATCTTCGATTCAGATAACCTAGATACTGCCATGATGTGTGAGAGAAACAGACTGAGAAAAGAAGCGATCATCCACGTTAATCAGGACCATTCGGCGTTAGATGAGCATTGGGAGGAATCAATTACCCATGAGCTCTATCACATTGTCGTAGGTGATATAAGCGATATGGCAGATGATTTAATGGATGAAATAGATTCTCCCACAATTGTTAGGAGACAGAAAATGCAATTCGTTGAATCAATGGTAGTTAATTTATCCAAGATATTTTGTTCTGTTTACTCGGTAAAAGATTTATTGAAAGAAGGAAACGAATAATGGCATCAACACCAAAACAAAAGGCCGCACAAAATGCATTCAAGGCAATGCTCGCAGGGAAAAAGGGCAAGGCGGTTAATCCTGCAAACAAAACTCCTAACAGTATTGGAAGCTCAGGGGAAATGGTTGGCGGTCCTGCTAAAAAAGGACAAACCCCAAAGAAGCCTACAGACAAAAAGAAAACCTCTGCCAAAATCGACATGATGTTGGCGAAGGCGATGCCAGGTATCGGAATGCCTGGGGTGGCGATGCCGAAGAAAAAGGCAATGAAGAAAGGTAAGAAGTGCTAAATTAATCTAACGCTATGAAAGTAGTTGATGCCATTGCTTTAATTTAATAAATGCCAGCTGACGAGTCGTAAAAAACGGCTCTTATTATATGCCCATCTTTAAGGAAGGGAGGCAACAACATGAGTGAGAAAATTAAGATCCCCCAAAACAGCGCAGGTTACATCAAAGCGACGAACATCAATAAATCAAACGCCAAGCCAATCAAATCCACCGGTAAAGACCTTCGTTCCGGTAAATAATTTATTTATATTAAGGCGGCAATACGAGTCGCCTTTTCTCTTTGCCTAGTAGTGGATGGCTCCTGGAATTAGACAGGTAATACGCCGGCGGGTGCAAACGCAAGGAGAACAATAATGTTTAAGACATCATTTATCCCAATGAACTTACAGCTTTTTGCTGAGGATAGTAGCGTAGGAGGGGATTCCGCTGCACCCCAAGATGAAGTCTCAACCGAACCATTAGAAACAGAATCACCCGTAGAAGAAACTGCGGATCCGGAAACAAAAGCAGAGCCAATGGAAGGCGTAACCGACACTGAAAAAAGTGTGGATGAGCCCGCCACTCAAACGAAGCAAACCCCTGAACAAGATCGTGCCTTCGCTGATAACAGGCGCAAGCTAGAAGCGGCGGAAAAACGAGTAACTGAAATCGAAGCCCAGCGAACATCAGATAGAGAGATAGCCAAGAAGTATGGTCAATATGGCGTTTACTCGGATGCTGATGTCGCTGAAAAGTATGGTGAAAGCCACGGAGTTAAGACGCTTGCAGAGCTTGATGTAGCGTTGAAACGTGAGGAACAAGAAGCCTTACTTCAAGAGTACAAAGACAAGGGAATTGACCCCGAAGTGATTAACAAGATTGTTGCCGAACATCCTGACGTTAAACGGGCGAGAGAGAACAACGAAGCATTTGCTGAAACTCAAAAAGTCGCGGAAAAAGAACAACATGACAGATTCCTTGTGGACAGTTTTGGCGAACTAACCAAGGAATTTCCTGATATGGCTGAAGCGAACGATGTACCTCAAGCAGTTTGGCAGTTATGGAAAGGCGGTCAATCAGGCATTTCATTAGTGGATGCCTACTACACTTCGCAACGCAAAGAGATTGCGGCTAAACAAACTGATGCCACTCGGCAAGCCACGCTGAACAGTATCCAGGGTAAGGCTCACGTGAAGGGCAATGGTAAGGGAACGGATTCTGATATGACTGTTGTGCCCGATGATGTAATGGAGCAGTACCGTAGATTTAACCCCAAAGGGACTGACGAACAGTTCAAAAAACATTACAAAGCAAGTAATAAATAATAGGAGTGATTTTAAATGGCTTTTAAACGAGTAGGAAATATTGACGGAGCGCAAGATCCATTCGAGTATTATCTTTTAACTAATGCAGAGGGCGCGACCCTTGGGGAAGCATTGGTACAGACAGCTGGGAGATTGACTAAGTGTGGGGCTACTGCAACCCCTGAGTTTATCGCTGTAGCAAGTAGAGTGGCAGAGGCTACTTCTGTTACACCATTGCCTGTCACACGCGTTAAAGAGGGTACTGAGTTCTCTACCACAAGTTCTGCTGTAGTAGCAGCTACATTGATTGGATCGAAGGTTACGATTGATGCTACAGGATTGCTGGCAACGGCGACTGTTACTTCGGGAGTGTTTGAGATTAGTGCGACTGATGGTGCTAATGCTGTCTCGGGCTATTTTAGGAGATAGGTCATAGTTAGTTGAATCGGTTGGGCTTCTCGAAATGAGGGGTCCTTTTATTATGAGCAAATTTAAGGAGTGAAAGAAATGATTTTTTCTAAAGCAAGTGGAGTGAATGACAGTATCTATGGAAAATCGCAAGAGCCTATTAAAATGATGCTGGAACAGGCCGAGGAAGCCTTTCAAAAAATGTCTATCATTGATAAGGTTTTCTATATGGACGAAACAAAGGACTTCGCTAATAAGTACACCAGTGAAACAAGTCTCGGTAACTTTTTGCCAACCGGAGAGAACGGAAAGTACCCAGAATCTTCCATGCAGGAAGGCTACTCAAAGGTAATTGAGCCTGAGACTTGGAAGAATCAATTCAGCGTTACGCAGGAAATGGTTGAGGATGCTAAAATCGGTAAGATCAAGAGCCGTGCTTCTGCCTTTATGCTTTCTTATAATCGCACGAAGGAGCTTTTTGCAGCAGGTATTCTTAATAACGGTAACTTAGCTAATATGACTTTCATGGGCAAGAACTTCGACATTTCAGGGGCAGACAAAAAAGCTATGTTCGCAACTGACCATCCTTCAATTACTGGTGGAACACCTGCTCAGTCCAACCTTTATAATGGTGCTTTTTCTTACGATAACCTCAGCTACGCAGAAGAGAAAATGCATTATTTTAAAGACGATGACTCAAATCTTCTTTCCTGCACCCCTGATACAATCATCATCCCTGACAAAGCAAGCATCAAGAAGCTAGTGTTTGAGGCCGTAGGGTCTGATATGAACCCAACGACTAGTAATAACGCTGCGTCGATCCACTTCGGGCGCTGGACGATAATCCTCAGTCCCTATCTTACAGCACTTGCCGGAACAACCGCAGGTGCGGAATCTTGGATGCTTATGGACTCTGCATACAACGAAGCATACCAAGCCCTCGTTTGGCTTGACCGCATCCCATTAACGACTAAGAGTTATATTGACGAGACAAGTGATGCGAATATCATGAAGGGCAGATCGAGGTACGCTGCTGCTTGCAATTCTTGGAAGGCTGTCCTCTGTTCTGCCCCAGGACTTGCTGGCGCAACAAGCTTCTAATTCAACTAGGCGGGTAGTAATACTCGCCTTATCTTTATGGAGGTGAAACAATGGGAAACTCTAATTTTGACACTCTCATTCTCGATAAAACAGCAAAGGTAACTTCACCAAATGCATCACCATCAGTCGGAGTTCCTACGAAGCCCGAATTTGACGCTGCGGTCCTACTTCTCAACGAAATCAAAGCCAAACTCAATTTAATATTTCAAGTATAAGAGAGGGCTTCGGCTCTCTCCCTTTTTTGGAGGAAACAACATGCTAGAAGAACAGATTGACAGGTCCACATCGGATCGCCAACTACTCTACGACATTCGCGCAGAAATGCGTACTAACAATTCCCTACTTGCTCAACTTCTCGAAGTCCTGCGTCCAATCGCGAAGGATACAGTGCCAAAAGTAGTTAAACCAAAACCAAAACCAAAGCCAAAATCAAAGGAGGTCAAAACAAATGGCACACGTAGCAAGAGCACTCGACGTTCTAGTAGTTCCAGCCCTAGTAGCGTTGGCGACCGATATCCCGATAAATGGAAGACCCTGCCTGATTTCTAATACAGGCGCACAACCTCTATATTTTCATCCCACAACGACAGCAACGACATCAAACGGCTTCCTAGTCCCTGCTATGACAACCTTGCAAATAAAAATAACAGTGAAGAATAATTTGTCAGTAATATCTAACGCAACAGGAACTAGTATCGCTGTGCTAATCCTAGACATATAAAAGAGCCTGTTATTTACTAACAGACTCAAGGTAAAGGGCTATGGATTTATCTAACAACTTTGATAATGGTATTCCTGTTTTCTCGGAGTAATTCTTTAGTTTCTCCCATAAAGCAATGTCAACTGCGTTTGAAATGGGTGTCCTTGTTTTGAGTTCCTTGTTCGCCATAAATATCACCTCAAGGATACTATATATCATAAAGCAGATGCTTGCAAGTCCTTGTAAGTCATTGGACTTAATGGTATAATAGGATCAAGGGGTGAAGGAATATCATGAAAAAATTTATGGACTTGACGGGTAAGAGTTTTGAACGATTGGAAGTTATTGCTAGGGCTAAGAACCCCTATGGAAATTCAAATACAGTATGGCTGTGTAGGTGTACTTGTGGTAGTGAACTAATTGTAAGTGGCTCTAATTTGCGTAGCGGGAACTCTAAGAGTTGTGGCTGCTTAAAGATCGAGAGTGCGGTACGTTCACACACAAAACATAGTGGATACGGATCAAGATTGTATCGTACGTGGTCGGGAATTAAAACACGTTGTTCAAACGAAAATAGGGATGACTATCGAAATTATGGAGGTAGGGGGATAACAATTTGCGAAGAATGGTCGGACTCGTTTGAGAAATTTAGGGAATGGTCGATTGCAAATGGATACGATGAAACGCTTACAATAGACCGCAAAGACAATAACGGAAATTATGAACCCGATAATTGTCAGTGGGTAACATTTACGGTTAATTGCAACAATAAGAGAAATAATCATCTAGGGACAGCGTTCGGGGAAATAAAGACCTTAGCTCAGTGGAGTAAGGATGAGCGGTGTGTAGTTGGATATAACACGTTGCGCGACAGGATAGGAACTTGCGGATGGGATACGGAAAGAGCACTCACTACGTTGAAAAAAATAAAGTAATGGCTTAGGGAATCTTTTATTATGTGGTTTTACTTATGATGGCGAAGGAGGAACTTCACTTGAACCTATCTGAAATAAGGGACTTAACTCTTAAGTTAGCTAACATTTACAGCGCAGATGGCGTGACGTTAGACCTCAACGACACGGCAGACATTCGCCTTGCCTTCGTTGATTACCTTAATACAGCGCAGAACAAGTTTGCTGAAAGGGATAAAATAGAAGCGATATTAACCATCATCCAAGTTGGATCAAATGTCGGCTATATTCTTAACCCTCTACCAACGGACTTTATCGGTGTTAATAAGATAATATTTGTTAATAGCTCAGATGATTATAAACATCGTGTCCTGTTTTCAGATTACACGATTGAAAAGGGAAACATCGTCATTGACGGGGTTTATGATGGGACGTTCACAATTTATTACTGGAAGACCCCAACCCCATTGGTTCTTGACACTGATGTTCCCGAGATATCAAGTAGATTTCATAACTATCTTGCATATTTTTGTGCAGGAGAATGGTTATTTGATACTGGTTCTCAAGCACCTGGAATTGTTTTGCTCAATCGTTTTGACAACTTTATGAACGAGAGCAGGCCTAACGTAGGGGATTCGGGAACAGGCATCATTAACTCAACGGGATGGTGATGTTGTGACTAGCGAAAACGAATTCTATGAGAAGATGTGGGCGCAAAAAGCTAAAGGCCAAATCATTGAGCACAACGATCCACTTGTTGCAGTAAAGAATCTTTCTGAGCATATCGGAACTTATCTTACCTATATAGGCGAAACTGGTATCTACACGGGAACTTTGATTGCTGAACAGATTAATGCCGTGCAGGGGATTGTACTGGGAGCTAACGCCGTTATCGAATGGAATAGCCTACAGGGTATTCCAGCTACTATTCCTGCTGGATGGGAAACTGATTTATCAAGTTATGTTACAACTGGTGCTATGTCAACTTCATTAGGAAGCTATCTTACAACAACTGCATTAACTACAAAATTAGGCCAAGATTATATTGTCACAGGTAAAATAGCAGCGAATCAAATATCAGCAGGGACAATCACTGGGGTCACGCTCAAGACCAATACCGTTAACTACCTGTCTGTCAGTGGCTCATCAATGAAGGGGTATAATGGAACAGATTTGGCATTAGATGTGGGCGTACAAATAAATGGCTCATATAACTTACCTTATATTAAGTTTATAGCGGGGATGTATGAAGGTGCTCCCGCTAAGGTAATTGGTTTATCCTCTGCAGGACAACTTACAGCAAATATCGATTCTATTGAGAATGACCTTAGTGTGTATGGCAATCTAACTGTAACAGGTACAATATATGGAACAATTAGCAATGCAAATTATGCCACAAGTGCAGGTTATGCCACATCATCCGGTACAGCAGACTATGCACAAGATGCTAACTATGCCACAAATTCAAACTACGCCACATCTGCTTCGACATTATCATATCTTGGCTCTTCAAGAGCTGTCCCCACAGATACTGGTTTTACTTCTGGAATAACCCATATAGGTATTGCCTCTGGGCCTCCACCATATATGTCTGTTAATACTGGTAGTAGTAGTTGGGGAGTTAGTATTTATGCATCTGATCGTTCCTTGAAGAAAAATATCGTTGACACAACAGAAAGTTCTCTAGCTAAAATATTGTTAATAAAGCATCGTCAATTCGATTGGAAGGATGGAAATAGACATGAAAAAGTAGGGGTAATATCTCAGGAATTAATGGAGATAGACTCTGATTTTGCATTTGAAGTAAAACAGGGATTGGACGAAGCAGGAAATCAAAAACCATCACTTTATCAACCAAATATTCCTGTATTAATTCCAACCATAACCCATGCAATACAAGAAATGCAAATTGAGATTGAATATTTAAAATTAAGACTAGGGGGAATGGCAACATGAACGTAGACGCGAATTCGGTCATTGATAAATTAGGTAATCAAATCAAAGAAATGGCTAAGGCAATTGCCATTAAGGAATCTCAAATAGAATTACTTAATGCGGAAATTTCCAGACTTAACGCAGACGGCGAGAAAGATATCAGCGAATAGTTAACATCTTAAATAAAAGAAAGGAGATGCGAATAAATTGCAGTTAAAAATGCCTTCATTTCAAAATACTTCACGCGAGTTGACTTATTCAGATTTTAGTGGCGGCTTGAATTTGAAAGATTCTCCATCCCTTATTGGTCCTAACTTTTCCCCACAAATGCAGAATGTTAGGGTAAGGGATAGAACCATAACTCAACGTCCAGGCTACAGAAAGCTCTACGATACCTCACTTGGTGTTGGTAAAATTATGGGCTTAGGGACCTATCATAAGTCGGATGGAACAGATTATCGCCTTATTGCACATGGTACCAAGCTTTATACCCAAGATAATAATCTACAACCGGCAGAGATAAAAAGTGGTCTTACAAATAGTAAGGCTACTTTTTTTACCCTTGCTGATATTTCGTATATGCTCAACGGGGCTAATTATCTCTCGTACAATGGGGTTACTTGCGTTGATGTAGTTGGTTATGCACCAACTGTTTTGGTTGGTAGGAGTCCTTTGGGTGCGCCAAATGCAGGGGAAGTTTACGAGAACTTCAACCTGATTAGTTCTGGATTTAAGATTTCGTTTACCGCTGATGGTACGGCCGCCTACACTATTCCGTACACCAACCTTGACTCAGCAACAATGGTAGCTGTGGTCGATGGCGTAACTAAATTAGAAACAACTGATTTCACTGTCAATCGAGTAACCGGGGTAGTGACGTTTTTAATCGCTCCAATAAAAGGAAACCCTGACAATGTGATTATAACTTGTTATAAGGCTTCCCTAGCCCATCCTGAGTATATCAAGAATTGCACGATTGCTGAGGTATATGGTGGCAAGACAAGCGCTACCGTATTCTTTACTGGTAATCCAAACTTTCCTGACCAAGTATGGCATAGCCGTTTGTATGGAGAAAATTTCAGTCCTGATTACTGGCCTGATGATGCTTGGCAGAAGGTCCCTGGTAATGTCGTCGGATTAAGTCACTTGTATGATTATCTTCTTGTAATCCATAGCAAGGGACATGGAGCGTTAAGTTATATTGACGGTCCGGGATCTTATCCCGTGTTCCCCTACGCGGATATTAATAGCGCAAAGGGAAGTAATATCCCAGGGTCAGTTCAGGAAGTTAATAACTCAGTCGTATTTGCGTCTAAGGAACGTGGCATAATGCAAGCCACTTCAGATACTACCGTTAATAATTTCCTTAGTGTAAATGACTTGAGCGATTTAATCAACAGAAGCGCAGAGGATATAGGATTAGGCTTGCTTTATGAAACTAATCTTGTAAACGCCGTTTCGTACAACTTCAATGGTTACTACGGCCTTTGCGTCAACGATGTCTGCTATGTTTGGGATTTCAAGACTAACGCATGGTTGTACGACACAAATATTCCAGCTAGTTGTTTTGCTGTAATAAACGAAACACTTTGCTTTGGTAGTAATGCCGAGGGAATTGTTTATCAGTTCGATCCGTTACTATTGAACGATGATGTTACGGCAATTGACGCATGGTATGACACTAGGGAAGAAAATGCCGGTACGCCAACAATGGTCAAGGTTGTTAATCGCGTTAATCTGGTGGCAAAGCCTATGAGATCTGGTTCGGTGGAGCTGTCCTTCCGTTCACGTCGAAGTAACATGACAGTCGCCTTGAATATGCAAACGAGCGCATTCAGTTATGCCGAATTCAGCTATAAAAACTTCACTTATAACACTTCATTTTATCCAGTAGTAAAGCGTAAACGTATGGCTAAACGAGCCAACTACTTTCAATTCAGATTCGGCAATAGCATTTTAGACGAAGGCATGAGCGTAATTTCTTTGCGCGTGGAATTCGACGCAGGAACGGAGATGAGATAATGCCATTTGTAACAAAAGACACTTTCACATTTGACCATACAGCACAACCAGATTATCCAAACTGGATACCTTCTGTAACTAAAACAAATATGCAAGCACCAAGCGAAGAATTGCGATTAGCCTTAAACGCAGTCGTTAATCTTCTCAACGCTACAGGAGCAGGAGTAAGCGGAGCAAATAATACAGCTATGACTCCAATTCCTGCTATTGGCACACAGGCTAATGTACAGACCGTAGTAGAAGCGATAGTAACACGACTACAGGCTGTCACGGCTAGTTTAAGCGGTGCAAAGTTTATCGGGGTAGAAACTATAGCAGGGTTGACAGGCAATGACGTACAAGTACTTCTAACCGCACTAAAGACTTTGGCTGATGGATACAACACGGCTCAAAGTAATGCACTAAATGCTCATAAATCAAGTGGAGATCATAGCGGAATATATTATTTAAAAACTGAGATTGATACAGCAATCAATATTCTAAATGGAGTTGATACGGCTCAATCACTAGCATTGACTACTCATAAGCTAAGCCTAGATCATACTGCTACCAAAATACCCTTTGATAATACCGGAATGACCAAGTTGACAGGAACAACAGTTCAGCAAGCACTCGCACAAGCCGAAACTGAACTAAAGGCATTTATCGGAGTTAATGCAAATGCCGAAGTTGGTAGTGCTCACATTTCTGCGGTTAAGGCTAAAACTTTTACCGACCTTGGTGGTAGATTTGAGGAAATTGAGCAGGACCGTCTGTCGGATAAGGCGCAAACTGCGAACTTAACAATTAGTAATACGGGTAAATTACCGATAAAATCCTATGATATGTCCTATTGGCTAAGACCCATAGACAGAAGGATAATACTCGGGCCAGGTGGATTTTTGATTGCTCGAATGAATAGCATGTATGATGACATGATAGCCGTCTATGAAAAACAGCAGTACAACAAAAATTATATACATGCTACTGCTGGTTTTTACATTACAGCAATAGCTTATTCGGATGTTATGAACGGTCGGTTCCTGATGGCAAAAGGTGATGGTTTTATCTATCAATTTAGCAATAGTGGCGCATGGAGTTCAGGCTTGACACTGACTGCCCCTGCTGTGGTCAATGCTATGTGCATATTTACTTACCCCTGGGCCAGTGCGGTAATTTTAACAACCATGTTTGTCGCATGTGATTCAACCCGGCTCATTTATAATCTCAACTATTCTACAGGTGCAGTAAATTATAGTTTCGCTTATCCTACAGGGTTAATTAATGCGTCAGGTATGTGTACCGATGGGTATAGTATTTTTGTCAGTGATAAGGGCAGCACTGTTTATCGCATCCACACAAAGACAGGCGTAGTGGTAGAAACTATAGTATTGCCCGTGCAATGTGAGGGTGGAATAAGTTTTTATGATGGTTGTTTGTATGTAGGTGATAGCCGCAAATCTACTGTTTTCGTACTACCTTTGGGTGGAAAGAGTTTGCAAGTTGCAGGGAACCCAAAAGTAAACCTGACAGTATCCGACTTATTTACAAAGAAAAATATAGGTATATTAGACGGTGCGCAGGAACCTACATGTATCTATGAAAATGGTGTATTTAAGTTATGGTGTACGAAAGATGCGTTGCCAAGCATTTATTACGCTACAAGTACAGACGGTATTAATTTTGGCACTGCTACGAAAGTTTTCGGAAATGGTGTAGGTGGTGAATCAGGATACGCTAGACTATCCTATGTATTTAAAAATGGAACGACATATTACATGGTTTATGCTTCAAATAGTGCAAATACTATTTCCTATGCAACCAGTTCGGATGGTATTAACTGGACAAAGCAAGGCGATATATTCACAATAACACAATTAAATTCTGCTGGTTGGGCTGTTGATGCTGGAGCATTGGGTAATCTTGGTGTGTATTTTGATGGGTCGCAATGGGTAATGTGGGTAGAGTCTAAGGGTGGTTCTGCTACGTGGAATTTAGGTAGGATAACAAGTCCCGATCTAGTTACATGGACGATAGATACAGTATGGCCAAGAATAGCACCCTACGAAAAACAAATCGGGCTTGGTGGACCACAGCCATTTCTACATGGTGGAAAACATTATATGATTGCACACGAAAGTATGACAGGCTCATTGCCAAGTGTTCCTATTCTGCTATTCTCGAATGACGGATTGAATTGGGGAAAGGCCCCTGCAAATCCATTGCTTAATTGGTCTGATGTTTACGAGGTAGACCAAATGGCAGATCCTTGTTTAATTGAAGCAAATGGTAAGTTATATCTTTATTATGCAGCAAATAATAATAACCCTGGAAAAGCGACTTTTAAGTTATCGGTTGCAACGGCTGATATTACCTTAGATGGTTTATTGGCTACGATGGGGGTTTAGTTCGTATTTGACGCATGATGCGCAATAATACAATTCAAACGAGAGAGGATAAAACCTCTCTTTTCTTATATCTGAAAAAGGAGTTGAGACAATGACTTTACTTAGTAGATAATAACCCTAAATTATGGTACAATATAGGGAGTGGGATAGTGTTGCAACACGACAAGCGAGTTTCCCAACTTGCTTCCCACCTTGTAAATGGGACAAATACGAGGGAGGTATTTTTTTCTTATGAAAAACTGTTCAATATGCGGTAATTTATACCCTTTGACTAGCGAAAACTTCCAGAAGGACAGGAGTAGAAAGGACGGATTTAGGAGGGAATGTAAAAAGTGTTTTTCAATAAGAGCAAAAATAAGCAAGCAGAAAAACAAGGTTAAAAATCAGGCTACTGTAAAGATATGGAGAGAGTCCAATAAGGAAACTATAGCAGAAAAACTAAAGATATATACACAAAAAAACAGAGAAAAAATCTCCAGAAGGTCTAAGGAATATCAGATAAGTCATAGAGAACAAATTTTAAGACATAGGGAAGAAAACAAAGGGGCCAATAAAATAACCGATAGGATATGGTTACTAAAAAATAAAGATAAAGTACGTGTAAGCCGCCAAATGCGCAGGGCTAGAGTACGTGATCTACCTCATACCCTAACAGCTAAACAATGGGGAAGAATACAACAAGATTTTAATGGGCAGTGTGCCTATTGCGGTGAAACTAAAAAATTAACGATAGAACATTTCATACCTTTAAGCAAACAAGGAGAACTGACCATAAACAATGTATTGCCTATCTGCTTATCTTGTAACTGTTCAAGAAATAACAACGATTTCACAGAATGGTTTTTAAGACAGAGTTTCTATAATAAGAAACGAGAAACTAATATTTATAAATACCTAGGGTACGCCAACAATGGAAATCAACAGCTATCCTTAATGTAACCAAATCTGACATCGTATTTATACGATGTCTTTTCTTATGCCGTAGAAAGGATGATAAATATGGCAGTATATGGATTACAAGCAGACCAGGAGCTAAATAAGGGTTCTCAGTTGTATATACCAGGACAAACAAAGATGAATGCAGGAGATGTCTTTCTGGGAGGCGCAGGAACAGGCGTAACGGACGCAATGATTGGTCCAGCCACTCGTGTAGCGGGAGATACTAGGCTTGGTACTCAATCTGCCTACAATGCTTATCAAGCTAATAATATTAATAATGCGTCTTCCGTCCCTAGCACAACGGTTACACCTACTCCTGCAATCGTGACCGATACGACTTCAACCCAAGCTGATGCAATAAAGGCAGCTCAGTCAGCAGCGGCAGCTACCACGAAGGCGGCATATGATAATCAGCTTGCAGCTCAAATAGGAACATATGCCACACAAAGGGCGGCTATACCGGGACAAACTACTGTAGCAAATAACCAAGCGTCCTCACAGGGGATGGTAAACGCTGACCACATTAGAAATGCGTTATCTCAAATGGGATTACTGCAATCAGGTGAATCAGCATCACAACAGCTTACTAATGATGTAGGAACAGCGAGTAATATCAACGCAAACAATCTTCAAGAACAAGCACTTGACGCGGGTTTTGCTGACAAGATAGCTACAGCTCAGGCTCAAAGCGCGATTGACTACAATGCAGCGGTTAGGCAACAACAGTCTACAGATAATCAAAATACGCAATGGCAACAATCATTCGACCAACAGAAAGCACAAGATGCAGCTAATAATGCATTTAACCAAAGTCAATTCGACAATTACTGGCATGGGACTGATTACAATAATGGCGTTGCGCAAACTCCTACTACATCAAACGATACGTATGGTTTTCAGGCTGACGTTAACGCAAATCCAGGGAAGAACATACGGCTATATGTGCCAGGACAGACTCAAATGGGTGCAGGTGATGTATTCCTCGGAGGCACAGCAGTATTAAGCAATGACAAACTTAACGGTGCACAGAGAGTATGGGGTAATAACAGACAAGACACTGCCAAAGAATATACTAAATATTTAGAACAGCGAAACTCAGCATCACCAGCCGCGTTACCTTCTTCGCTCGCTTATCAATACCCTGGTGCAACGAATGTAGTTAAGACAGCCAATGGCTACAATTTTACTTCCTCTACTGGTAGTCCTGTTTATTATGTACCTTAATAAGGGGGCTTCGGCTCTCTTATTTGGTCTTCTTCCAGAGTTCTAGGCTCTCCCTAACTGCAACTTGAAACTCCATCTCCTTGTTGATGCAAATTATCTTAATTTCCTTAATCAGTTCTTCTGGCAAACGTACTGTGACAGCCTTCATAATTATTCCTTCTTTCTTGTATTAATATATTGCAGTATTGCTAGTAATATGATACAATTATACTAGATGAGAAGGAGATGGTCAAGTGCTACTTACAGAAAAGGTTACCATGAAATGGAATGCTAGGACAAAAAGGCATTATGAAGAAAAGGGATACATTTTTACAAATTTTGGAGATAGGTTCGATGTTAAAGTAGGAGACTTAAGCTCCGGATCCAGTTTATTAGTTGAGTATGAATGTAGCGGGTGCAGGGAGACAATGAAAATAGGTTGGAGGGATTACAGAAAATGTACAAAGAAGGATGAGAGCCATTATTGCCAGAAATGTTCTAGGGCAGGTTTCATAAAATGGGTCTCGTTTTACGACTGGTGTCACGACAACTTATCAGACAAAGAGGCAGACGAAATAATATTGCGTTGGGATAACGATATGAATGTTGATAACCTTGGAAACAAGATAACTCCTAAGGACATTTCTCATGGTTCATATAAGACTTATTGGTTCAAATGCCTAGAGCACGTAGACCATATGCCGGAACAAAAGAGGATTCATGATTTTACCTCTAACGGGCAAACAGGGAGTATTAAGTGTAATCTGTGTAAAACAATATCGGTAACTCATCCTCATTTTATAAAATACTTAGTAAACAAGGAGGATGCATTAAGATGTTCCATCGGATCACACAAACAAATTCCTGTAAAATGCCCCAATTGTGGATATGAAAAGAGTATGGATATTCATATATTGGCAAGATCGGGTTTTGGTTGTACTAAATGCTCCGATGGTTTCTCATACCCAGAGAAATTTATTCTTAACGTGTTAGAACAGATTGGGGTTAGCTTCAGACCGCAGTTATCAAAAACTATGTTCAGCTGGTGCAAAAATTATTTATATGACTTTTATTTAGACAACACAAATTGCATCATCGAGACTCATGGTTCACAGCACTACGAGGATGTCAGGGGGGGCAACTGGGGGACATTGAGCGAAATACACGATAACGATAATCACAAGGAACAGGTTGCTAGGAAGAATGGAATTAACAATTATATAATCTTAGATTGCAGATACTCTAATATCGATTTCATTAAAAATGGCATATTAAAAAGCGTTTTACCGAAACTTTTAGGATTTAAGGAATCTGATATTAATTGGCTAAAATGTCATGGGTCTGCATGCTCAAGCATGGTTAAGCAAACATGTGACTTATGGAATGATGGAACTGAAAATACATCTAAGATAGCAGAGAAACTAGGTGTATCTCGAGGAACTGTTATTAGATATTTAAAGCAAGGAGCTATGTCTGGATGGTGTGACTACAGCCCTGGGGACCAGATGAAAAAAGTATACACGTTAATGCGGGCAACACCAGCAATCAATAGAAGGAAGGCAATTTGCTTAACAACAGGAGAGGTTTTCAGCTCTCAGTATGATGCTAGTAAAAAATATGGCGCATGGGATGTATCAAAATGTTGTAAGGGTAAAAGATCCCATAGCGGATTTCATCCGGAAACGGGAGAGAAGCTTGAGTGGGCATATTGTGAGGATTAGCGTATGGACAATGGACCATACTAATTATGTTTTCGCCGACACTATACTTGTATAGTGTCTTTTCTTATGCCGATAGAAAGGATGATGTAATTTGGCTATATACGGGCTTGCGGCAGACGTAGCCCAAAATCCAACACGGAACGTTAATCTCTATGTACCCGGCCAAACTAAGCTCACCACACAAGACATATTTCTAGGGGGGCCTTCTACGGGCGTAACCGATGCCAACCTAAATGGATCGACTCGTATCTTCGGAAGCGACCGTTCTAAAACTGCTCAAGCCCTTACTGACTACACACAGAGCTTACCCTCTCAGATTAGAGCTGCAATAGCAACTAATGGCGGGTATAGGATAGATGCGAGCAGAGGAACGCCATCTCTAGCTAGACAAGCTATGGAAATTGGCCAAGCGCAAAACTCGGTGGCTAATAATCTAGCCAGAAATACCTTTGACCACAATGTTGCTCAGGACAATTTCGCTAATGAGTACAATGTCGGAAACATGATGGGGAATTACAGGGGATTGAGCACATTATCCAAGCGTTCACAAGACATACAGAATGCTCAGGCAAAAGCTTCTCTGGCTCAGAGCGAGTCTCAGTATGGCAGAACATTAGCATCTGATAATGCAAATAAATCAGCAGACCGATCTGTGGCTCAACAAAATGCTGATACGGCATCAGGTAAAGTAAGCGGTAATGTATCGTCATGGCTCCAACAAGCATTACAGGCAACGGGACAAGATGCTAGTGTACTGCCATATTTAGCAACAATTGTACAGCATGAAAGCTCAGGTAATCCCGCCGCCATCAATAATTGGGATTCAAATGCTAAGGCTGGACATCCATCTAAGGGGTTGATGCAGACCATCGACTCAACATTTTCTAAGTACGCTATGGCCGGTCACAAGGACATCTGGAACCCTGTAGACAATGCAATCGCGGCTATCAATTATGCCGTTTCTCGATACGGTAGCCTTGGAAATGTCCCTGGCATTAAGAGCCTAAAAAACGGTGGTAAATATATAGGATACTAAAGGAGGTTGCTTCATGGCAATTTATGGACTTCAAGCCGACGTTTCGGCAAATCCTGGCCAGAACATAGTGCTGTTCACTCCTGGAAAAACTCAACTAACTGCTCAAGATGTATTCTTAGGTGGACCAGCAACGGGTGTGAGTGATGCTGAATTAAATGGATCGACTCGTGTTTGGGGCCAAGACCGAAAAAAAACCTCTCTCGCTCTCAAAAACTACACCCAAGACCTTTCTTCTCAAATTAGGGCAGCAATAGCTCAAAACGCGGCGCCAAGGGCAGATGCAAGCAGAGGAACTCCCTCGATGGAACGACAAGCAATGGAGATTGGCCAAGCTCAGGATTCAGTAGCTAACAATCTAGCTCAGAATACTTTCGACCAAGGAGTATCCCAAGACGCCTTTACAAACGAATATAACGTAGGAAATATGATGGGGAAATATAGAGGAAATGCTACCCTAGCTCAGCGAGCGCAGGACATAAAAAATGCACAGAATGCAGCCGGTTTAACTCAGGGAGCATCACAATTTGACAGAACATTGGCATCTAATAATTACAATTCAGCGGCGAATAGAACCATTGATCAGCAGAACGCAAACACAAATGCGGCAAAGGCAACGGCAGGGGATAATCCAACTCAATCTGATATAGTAGCTGCCGCAACGGGTCAAGCTCAAGATTATCTCAATAAATGGGCATCAGGAACAGCGAGGGATGATTACGGACAATTGAAGCCAAGGGCGACAAGTGATGAGATACAGCAATGGGTAAAAGATAACTCGGGAGAATTAACTGCGAACAAGGTGAATGTCTCGACATTCGGGAAATGGGCAGAGAATACATTCCAGTGGAATCCTTGATAGGAGGTAGCTATGAGCTTATACGGCAGTACGTTCGATGAAAAGAAAAAGAAAAGCAGCTTATACGGTCAGACATTTAATCCTGACTTTAAGCCAGTGGAACCCCTACCATTAGAGAGAAGATTTCAACAACCAAACACTGCACCATTGCCATCTGCTACACCGATTAAAATGCCTTCTTCTCATGCTACCCCTGCACCTGTGAAAAAGCCAGACTATAAATCAGCATTTATAAAAAGTACAGTTGGTTCATTGCTCGGTCGTGCGGTAACCCCATTAGTTGAGAAGTTATCAGGAAGAAAGGTAGATCTCTCAACTTTGCCAGAATCTAAAACTTTAGGTGAAAAGGCAGTAGGAATGCTGGGTAGCTTGGGTGCAGATTTACCACTGTGGCTTGGCGGTGATGCTTTACTCGCTAAACCATTGAGTATGTTGGCTAAAACTGCTCCCATTGCAAAAGTGGCTAGTGTTTTTCCTAAAATTACTCCTGCCCTTGGAACAGGCGTAAGGGCTGCCACAACTTTTGGTGGTCCTCTTAACGCAGTTGAAACAGCTGTTAATGGTGACGGGGTACAGGGTTTCACTGATAGGCTCAAGCAAGCTCCGTTAATGGGTCTTGGAGGGTCAGTGTTACATGGTGGCGGTCAGCTTATTGGAAAGGGAATTAAAGAAGGATCATTCCTAAAGTCAAACCTTGCAGCTAATAAACGAGTTGCAAATATGTCTACTCCTGCCGAAGATTTCCAGAGCGCTTTTTTTAATCCCACAAATACTCGTTCGGGAACACAGGCTCGCCTAAGTGAAACCTTTGCCAATACTCAAAACCTCATGGAATCTGTCAAACTGAAACCCCTACAGAAGGGTGTAGATGATGCCGTGGGCGTTAGGAGCCCCCTGTCCTCACAATCCTTAGCGCAGAGAGAATTAGATGCTCAGAGTGCGTTTGGTGGACCAAGGGAGATAAAGGGCGGTAGCTTTACAACAGGAGAACAAAGAGCTTTCCAGGAACTTCAAGATGGTATCACGGAAGCACAAAACTTTGTCAAACATACCGATGTTTTAGCAGGATACCCAGCAGGGACAACGGTTGAACAAGCGTATAATGACGTGTTGAAGAATACGGGAGTTGACCTCCCAAAATTAATGTCTAATTATGAAAAGACTCAAAATGTGAGAGGCCCATTAACTCAGCAAGAAAGAATAATGGGGAGACAGGCTGGCGTAATACCTCCATTAAAACAACGAGAAGGATTCCCTATTGAACGTCCAAATATAGAACCGCCTTTACCACAGAGAATATTACCCGAATCTGAACGCCTAACATGGACCAATCGAGATGTGCAAGATGCAGGACCATTGCCAATTAGGTCTATTACTGCTGATAATGTTAGGCATCTACCGGGAGGGATGCCGAATAGTAAAGCAGTTCAACCGATTACGCCAAATCCTATTATCGATGCTCCAATCGGTGCGCCTAAAGATGTTCAACCTATTACGTCTAATATTGTAGATGCTCCCATAGGTCCAGCTAGAGAAGTTACGGCAGCGATAGGGCGTAATCCTACTCCTAACTTGTCGGTTGCTCCTGTAAACAATTTACCCGGTGGATCTAAGACTGTAGGCGCAGAACCCATAATTCCCGATGGACTAACAGAAAGAGGCGTATCTAAAAACATCAGAACAGATGCTAACCGTCCTGATGCATTGCGCGATAGTTATTCTGTTGATCCGTTGGCATATCAGAAACTTGGAAACAAGGAGACTCTCGCTAAGGCACAAGGAATTTTCGGCAAGGGTATTGAACCTGCGATTACAGAACTTGATGGACTGATTAAGGACCTGAAGCCTGAAGCTGCTCCATTAGTCAAGATGTTAGCAGATCAACTTACTAAAGATGGAAATATTGTAAGAGCTAGGGAATTAATGTCCAATGCTGCAAATAGAGCAACTGAATCAGGTCAGTTTGGGCAAGCGTTTAGAATATTGAGAGATGCAGATGCGCCTACCATGATGATGGTATTCGACAAGCAATTGGCGAAATTAAATAAGGAAGGGTTGGAAACATACGGCAAAAAGTGGAATAATGTTGATTTGACTCCTGACGAATTAACAATGATTGGAAATATTGAGAGAGGCAATCAAGCTAGTTATGATTCGGCATTTGAACAGATACACGCAAGAATAGCTAATGAGATGCCGGCTACTGTAATGGAGAAGGTCAATGCGTGGAGGCATATATCCATGCTTTTATCAGTTAAATCCAACGTAAGGAATATCGGCGGGAATACGATTATGATGGCTATGAGAAGGGCAGCGCAGAGAACGTCTGGCGTAATCCAAAAGACATTCTTGAAAGAAGCAGACAGAACACAGGCCGTTTTTGTTAGCAAGGAATACAAAAACTTAGCAACGGAACACTTTGAGGCTAACAGCAAAGAGTTATTAAGTGGATCAAATAAATTCCAAGAAGGAATAAGTTTGAACATGCCCGACAAAAGGGTATTCCGAAAAAGTCGTATTGGCGAAAAGATAGGTGTTGACATTGATACTCTTGAGAAAACTCGTAAATTCACCTATGCATTGTTACAAAAAGGTGATTCGCCTTTCTTTAAAAATGCCTATATTGACAGACTCGGATCGTATGCTCAATCGAAGGGTATAAAGGATTTCTCGCAGTTACCACAAGAGGCGTTTAATACCGCAAGATTAGAAGCTGAACAGGCTACGTATAAGGATAGTTCAATCATTGCCGATTTTATAAATAAGGCTAAACGTCCTGCAAAAGACGCAGGGATTGCAAGGAAAATAGGAGCAGGATTAGTCGAGGCAGCTATCCCTTTCGCAAAAACGCCCCTTAACGTGGTTAAAAGAGGGATTCAATTTTCGCCAATTGGTGTGGCAAATGGCTTGTCTGGAATAAAGTCTTCTAAGGGAGCAGCGGCCGCTATAGATGAATTGGCCAAAGGATTAACTGGTACCGGGGTACTAGGCCTAGGATATCTCTTGGCGAGTAAAGGAATACTGACTGGCAAGGCATCTAAGGATGTTGACATGAAGGCTTACAACAGCAACACGGGGCATTCGCCGTTTTCCATATTAGGAAAGTACAGTTTCGATTGGGCGGCTCCACTGTCAATACCACTAGCCGTGGGGGTAGAAATTTATAATTCAATAAAGGATAGTCCAGAAGATACGGATAAAATGAACAACATCGTAACGAGTAATAATATTCAAAAACTTGAGAAACTAGCCGCTAATGCCTCAAGTGCTATAATTGATGGGATGAACGCATCTGGTGACACTGTCTTTAATCTCTCTATCATGAAAGGGGTTAAGACTTTACTAGGCGGTCAACAGGGGGTAATGGAAGGATTGTCGCAACTTCCGCAGAACTATGCAACACAGTTTATCCCTACAGCGCTAAGCCAAATAGCTGGGGAAGTTGATCCATTGGTAAGGTCAACATATGTAAAGGGAGACATGCCTCAATCCTTTAAAAATGCCTTAGTGTCAAGAATACCTGTCATTAGCAAGACTCTACAGCCAAAACAAACCCCATTCGGACAGGACATGAAGAAAATAGAGAATCCAGTTGGTAGAGCTTTTTCACAATTCTTAAGTCCTGGTATTATAACAAAGGATCAGGGCATTAATCCCAAAATAGATACAGAGTTGAGAAGATTAAACAATGTAGAGGGACTAACAAAGCAATTTCCTACAATTGTTCCTAACTACATTGAAAAAACTCAAACTCATCCAAGAATCACACTAACCCCTGATGAAGCAACTCAATATCAAAAGCGTGTAGGTTCGTTAACAGAATCCTCGTTCAGCAAAACAATTGGCAAAGGATCTTACACTAACGCAAAAGCCAATAAGATAAAAGGTAAGTCTGCCGATGAAGTTAGGGCTGATCTATTGTCAAACGCAATCGCAGATGCAAAGGCAATAGCCAAGAAGGAGATACTAAAAAGCAGAGGACTTAAATAATCCTCTGCTCCATCTTTTATCTTTCAATACTTTGGTGGACTAGTTATCTCGGAATAGTGTTTTTCATACTCTCGTTTGCGCCTTTTCTCGCAGTAATATTCTTCAAGGGATTCACTTAGGCTTTGCAAAATTCCCACAGCGACAAGCGCACTAAAGGCAATCACAAACAATAATATTAATAGACTTTGCCCTCCATCCCCAATATAAGCTAGAGCAAAAAGATATAATATAAAAACAATCCAAAGGGCTATGTCCTTAACACCTTGACTGTATATTCTCATTCTCCCCACTCTCCTTTTCCCCCACCTTCATCTAAGACCAACTTAGTGTTTGCAATTGTGATATAGCAGTATCATCACTTATGGACCCATATATAGCCTGAGTAGCAATACTATTAAACTGTCTAGCCTTTAAGGATAGCGTACCTAAGTTTTCCTGAAACATCATTCCTTGGACTATGCTTTTAAAAGTAGATCCCGATTCAGATCTTAATTTATGAATCTGTAATTCAATAGTCAGATTAAGTATTCTGCTATTAAAGGAAATCCCAGGACCCCTTGAATCTTGAGATTTCCTCATGGCTGCAATTTGTCCTGACATATCAGGAGCAGGGGCAGGAGCAGGAGCAGGAGTTGCTTTAACTATTGGCTTCGTAGTAACTGGCGCAGGGGCAACTTGTGCTGGCACAATCTGTGCAGGGTTGCTAGAAGTTGTTTTATTTTGGTTGGCGATAGGCACTTGGATTGCATTAGTCTCATTGGACTTAGTTACCTTTGCACCCTCTGCGATTACGGCAACTGCATCAGCGGCTGGCTTAGCATCAGCAACTACCTTGTCTTGCTCTGCCTGTTTAACTTTTAACTCTGCATCTGCTGTATCCTTAACTAACTTCTGTTGTACCTGCGCGGCTTCTCTAACCTTAACCTCTGCCTTGGCCGAAGCGTTGCTCACTGCAAACCCAATGATTAAAGATATTACCGCCAATGTCCCAAACCCAATAAGTAGCTTTTTACCAAAATTCATATTATCACTCTCCCTATTTTTTTAACATTATTATACAACTTTTAATCTTCCTTGTGGAGATTATTTTTTTTACAACTTTAAACTGGAATCGAGGTGGCATCCGTGGTACACTGTTTTAACTAGGAGAATAGACATCAGTTAGTCCGGCCGGACTGCTAATGCGACAAACGCTGCCCAAGCGTTCTCCTAGTATTACGGGCATACCCATTGGGAAAAGGGTGCAGGACGCACCAATAAGAGTCGTTAGAGAAATCTAGCGGCTCTTTCCTATTCCATTTTAGGAGGTGCGCTATTGAAGAAGATTTTAATCGTTACCATGTTAATCATCACATTGTGTACATCCCTTTTCCTATTCTTCCACAGTCGAGATACCCCTAAGATAAACATTAACACTTCATCCGTACAGGCCCTAGAGGCGCTACCAGGCATCGGGAATGTGTTAGCGGTACGAATCATACAGGATAGGCCCTACGTTGACGTATACGAGCTTGACAGAGTTAAGGGAATTGGACCTAAGACGATTGAAAAAATAATAGATAAGGTGGTAGTTAAATGACAACAGAGGTTATATCTCAACTTATTTTGCAATTTGGTGTAGTACCTGGTCTATTTATTTGGCTATTATTTAATAACCAGAAAGAGCACAAGATTTCTAGGGAAAGTTCACAGACACGCGAGCAGCAACTCATGGAACATATCGCAAAATCAGATGAAACCCTTAATCAATTCGCGGCTAGTTTAGCTAAGATAGGTGAGACGTTGAACACCATAGATAAGAGTATGTGTTATTTACAAAGGGATGTAGAGAATCTAAAAGCAAAGTAGGAGGATTTATCATGCCAAAAGTATATATTAGTCCAAGTTCCCAAGAACATAATGCTGGATTATTGCCATTCGGGACAGAAGAAGCTGAAATGAATAAAATAGCTGATGTCTTGGTACCTCTGTTAATTAAAGATGGTCGATTCATAGTCAAACGCAATTCTCCTGCTATGGAAGTTGGACAAATGGCGACAGATTCAAACAACTTCAAAGCAGATATCCATATTCCTATTCACAGTAATGCCGGTGGAGGAAAGGGAACGGAAATCTACGCTTATGCTGCAGGGACAAATTCAGCTAAACTAGCACAGTGTCTATACAATCAGATAGCCCCTCTTTCTCCTAGCGAGGATCGAGGGGTTAAGTTCAACAAAGGGCTTTACGAGGTAGGTGATCGGGTCAATGCGACAGCCGCCTTGATTGAGTTAGCCTTCCACGATAACACTACAGACGCGGCATGGATACACAACAACCACCAACAGATAGCTGAAATGCTTTACAAGGGCATTTGTGATTACTATGGGTATGATTACAGGGCTTTGACCATTGCACAACCTGCAGCCCCTCCCGTGACTCCTGTGGTGGTTAAAAAAGTAATAGCGCCAGACGACATTTATTTGAGCGTGCGCGTTCGAGAATCTTTAGCAGACCAAGCGATCAAGGACATTAACAAACTTGGCTTTGCTGCCAAAAGACTTGAGTTGGCATAAGCTTAATTTAATGGAGGGGATGAAGTGGCAAATTATCCTTATATTATTTTTGGATGTGACTGCAACATCCGTTGTACATGTATGCTGTGTGGGATTAAAGCAGCTGACTGTAAATATGCAGGATGTATTAAATGTGACAAGATAACCGGGCATTTAGGATGCCAGTACAGTAAAGCAGGAAAATGACCTGCTTATAATTTTGTTCAAATAAGAAAGGAAAGGAGGTGAATTAACAATGCAAAGTAGATTAAGATCATGGCCTTTATGGCTGGCAATAGTTGCCCTTGTCACATACACATCACAAACTTATTTTTGCTATACAATCCCCGGGGTAGATCGCCTGTTAGAATTAATCCTTCCCGTTGTTGTGTTGCTAGGAATAATTAACAACCCGTCAGACTCAACAAAATTCTAGTCTAATATGTTTCTGCCATGAAGCCCTGTTCATTAATTTGAGCAGGGCTTTTTTATGTCCTTAAATATGGAAAATATATAGCTTGTATGTCGCCTACATAAGTGATACAATAGTGCTAGGAGGTGGATAGATGAAAAGGGTTAATTTATATATTACAGAGGAACAAGAGAAGTGGTTAATTGAGCAGAATAAGAAGTTAGGTTTGTCGGGAAAATCAGAGACATTGCGAAGGATCATTGATGAATGGAGGAAAAAAAATAAATGAGTAAGGTTAAACCGATAGTCACTCTAGACCTCTACCATTTATCAGAAGATAACTCGCATAAGTTTTACAAGATTCCTAAAGAACTATGTGATAACCGATGCTATAGGGTAAACCTTACTTCTGATGCAAAACTAATTTACGCAATGCTTTTAGACAGAATGGAATTATCTCGCAAGAATGGTTGGGTAAATAAAGCAAGTGAGATATATCTCCTCTACACAAAAGAAAACGTCTCTAATATTTTAAGCATATCAGAGACAACCGTTTACAAATCATTTAAACAACTTGAACTGTTCGGGCTAATAAAGCAAGTCAGACAGGGACTAAATAAGCCTAATATGATCTTTATAGGCAAGGTAAAGCCAGTGTTTATAGGGAACTGCGTATTATGTAGTTCTAGAGATGTTAAAAATGAATGTCTAGAGAAGTTAAATACGAAGAGTAGTAATACTGACTCTATTGAGACTGAAAGTAATGAAACTGATATTATGGGAAGTTTGTCTGGCGACAAAACTTCTGTCATATCTTTTTTTGGAACTAACGGAACTGTTTAGGTTTGACGAGGATATAAAGAAAAGCATTGGTTATTACATTCTGATGTATAAGAAGTATAAGAGAGAAGAACATCCTAAATTACAAATCTATCAATGGAAGCAAGTTGTAGACGAATGGCTGACTATCGACCGTGATTATGATGATGACACAGAAATAGACACTGACGCAATAAATGAAATAATAGGCATCCACTTTGGTACAAAATACACAAAGGGTAACTATAGCATCATGCACTTTATATCTGGTGAGATTAGAAAGAATAGATTCCATGAATGGCAAAGAAGCGGAGAACCAGAGGAAGGGTAATGGGTGATAATAAGCTTGAAGGAGTACAGGAAAAATATTGAGAAGGGTGAGGGAATAAATGCCAGTAATCTGTCAATGTTGTAGAAGAGATATGCAGAAAACAAAATCATGCGACGAATTTATCATTGGTAGTAATGAGCATAAAGATTATCATCCTATTCCATTCGGAAAAGAAACTTGGCATGAGGATTACAAGCCTATTTTTAGTAGCAAATGTCCTGATTGTGGAGTTAAGTTTGATGGATTTCATCATCCAGGTTGCGATTGGGAAGAATGTCCCATATGCCATGAACAGATAATTTCCTGCTATTGCCATGAGGAGGGAGAATAAGCATGGATGAAGCAGGAGGAGAAGATAGATTACCGAAGTGTATAAATTGTAGGTTCTTTTTAACAAATTCTTATGAAGATTCATGTAATTACTGTTGTAGTTTCAGTAAGTTTGAGCCAAGGATAGAGGGAGAAGGAGAATAACATGTTTAAATGCCTAAATTGCGGAAATGAATTTAATGAAAATGAATCCAATATTATCAGGTATGGAACTGGGGCTATATCATCGTCAGTAGAACTGTTTTCTTGCCCCAAATGTGAATCAACAAGCTTAAAAGACGAAGATGGAAAAATACAATCTAAATAGTTAACCAAGGATATACAAGGAGGGAGAATTGAATGGCTGACTTAACTGACGACAAAGAAGTAATGGCAAAGGTTTATTTAGAATATCCAAGAAAGGACAAGTATGAGTTTGAGTACTATGACGGTAAACACGGATGTGAGAGAAGGGTAATATATTGTGAAGGAGATAAGGACATTGTTAGATGCGAATTGTGCGGAGCAGAACGAGAAACTAAGTGTAATTTTTGAGAGAGCCAAGGATATATAAGAGGGTGAATAAGTGATTAAGAGCAAACACTACACTAGGAAATTTTCACAGCCTACCCATCGTCATAACTTTATTTCTCTTTATAATAGCAACGCTCATGGATCATTCTATATAAATCGCTTTATGGCTAGCTCACTCAAAGGAGCGTGGAAAAGGGGACTATTGCATTTTGGTGTTCAGCATAAATTCAAACTATCTTTAAGGATATATAAGGAGGGAGAATAAGTAATGGAAGAAAGTGAATTTTGCTGTGAGAATTGTTGGCAATTCGAAGAACCTGAATATAGTCAAAGGGCAGGGAAATGTATACTGCATGAGTCATTTAACCCATTTAAAGACTCTCATATTTGTGATGATTTTGAAAACAAGAATGACTAATATAAGGAGGGTGAATAAGTGAAACAAAGGATAACCGCAGAGCAACTAAATAAATTATCTCCTGAACAGCAAGAAAAGCTTAGAGAGTGGTGGAAGCCTGAGAAAGGTGACTACTTCCGGTGGAATAATTCAGTAGCAAACTATTCTGGATTAGTTAAAGAGTATCGCAATAATAAAGTTGTGGATTATGAGGACCCGACGATTGACGATTACATTGAGTATGATGAATGGGATAAAGGACAATGCTTGCCCCTTTTGAATATCGGCCAGTGCATCCAAATTATCAAAGAGCAGAAGCGGTCGTTTATTATTGACATTTTTGTTAATTCAGCTAGTCTGTATGATAGCCACAGAGACCAGGAAGACGATTTGAGTTTTTCTGAGGACGCGGAACTTATTGTAGCTCTTTGGGATGCGGTAAAATCAATATTATAATTTCAAAACAAAACCCCTGCTCATTAACGAGTAAGAAAAAGACTCCGGCATTGCTGCTGGGGTCTTTTTGCATTCTTAATTGCTTTGCGACAAATATGAGAATATTGTCACAAAGTTGTCTAAATATTCAGGACCTTTGTCCTATCCCTTCGACAGATTTCCCCTTGAAATGCTAGAACAAATGTTCTAAAATAAAACAAATGAACGTTCGAGTATGGGGAAAAGGAGGGTAGTCGTGTAATGAAATATAAGGAAGCCCGCACACCCCAACAAGAGTTACGGACTTCCTTCACAAAAAAACTTCCAGAGAAAGGAATATTTTGCTATTGTAATTGTATATGGTATTGTCCTTCTTTGGCAAGTGGAAAATTTAAGGAGGAAGAAAAGAATGTTTAAGATTAGTTTAAGAGTTGCTAGGAAATTGAGTGGGTATACGGTTGAAGAAGTTGCTGTGATTTGTGGGATAACCGCAGATAAGTTTAATGAATTTGAAAATGATTGCAAAGACATGCCGATAAGTATAGGACTCAAAGTTAGCAATCTATATAGACTACCGCCAAGTGTTATTTTCATAGGACCTGAAACAGAGTATATAAGTGAGCATAGAAAAATAGCCATTTAATTAAACAAAAGCCGGGGTGATTTTAATATCCCCGGCTTTTGTAATCTGAATCGGTGTTACAAATGTGTGTAAAAATGTGTGTAATTCTATTTTTGAATGGTGCGGCCGGAGGGATTTGAACCCTCACAGCCTTTCAGCCACTAGAACCTGAATCTAGAGAAGTGTCACTTGCGACATGCTGATATTACTGGGTTTGCGGAATCCCTCTATAATCAGGGTTTCAACTTCTGAATGAAAAGTTATGTGTCTTTAATGATACGTTTCAACATACTGTAGGGTAGTTGGTGTGTAAAATGTGTGTAAAATCACTTAATTGACCTTCGTTTTTTTACTAAAGATACCTTCAATTATATTAGACGCCTGTTTGTCCATATCAGGTAGAACGTGTTGGTATATTTCCCTAGTGGTCTGCACTTGGCTATGCCCTAACCTCCCGGATGCTACCTTGTCAGTGACTCCATATTTTAGCATGATGATTGCATTGAAGTGGCGAAGATCATGAAAGCGTATGTGCGGGATGTTGTGTGTAATTAATAGTTTACTGAAATGTTTACTATAAGCATCAGGTAGAAACTCTTCGAAAATTGTTTCTGGAACAACTTTAAGTGATGCCAAGTAAGTGCTAATGGTATCCGTGACGAACTCTGGAACGGAAATAGTTCTCATACTTGTATCGTTTTTAGGTTTTTTGATCATCCATTTTTTCTTAAACCTTACCTTAGTTTGCATGATTGAAATTTTATAGTTCTTAAAATCGACATCGATGAATCGTAACCCAAATATCTCCCCACGTCTCAAGCCACATATCCCTGAGAGCAATATCATTATTTCGTCAAATGTTCCCTTCGTTTTATCAAGCAAGGTATAAAAGTTTTCTTCGCTACAAATAGCCGGTTTGTATTTCTTCTTCTTAGGCCTATTTACTCCTTGACATGGATTGTATTTTATCTTCCGATTCCTCATTGCATCATCGAACGCCCGATTGAGAAAAGAGTGTAATTTTCCTATGGTGTTTTTTGACAGTCCTTTTTTAATCTTGCCATTTTCAAGCTCAATGTCTTTCATTTTTTCGTTATAGAACTCTTGGATTTGCATAGGCTTTATCTCTTTAATCTTCAATTTTCCAAGAAGTGGGTTTATGTGCACCTCTACATACATTTCGTAAAGTTCTCCAGTAGTTTCCTCTAAGTTTTCAGCAGCATAAATCTTCAGCCATTCCTTTAGATATTGTTCCATCGTAGCTTTAGACTCATTTAGGTAAAGGTTATTTTCAATCTCATAGACAAGTTCATTAACTTTACGCTGAACCTCTTTTTTCTGTGCCGCGCTTCCCTTTTTAGTATCGCCACTATAAAGCGGTTGTTGCTTGCGGGCGCCATCTGCTCCCCTTGGAAGTTCCACCACGCCACGCCAACGACCAGTTTTGTCCTTAAAAACGCTTCCTTTCATTTTTTCTCCTTACTGGAAGTGAGATATAAGTATTCCATATATTTTATAGCCTCTAACTTGTCCTTCTCCTGCAATTTAGAAAACAAATTCGTCAATTCATTTTTAGTCATAACTGGTTGTTTTTCATCGGAATAGCCAACTAGCCAGTCAAATGAAACATGGAAATAATCAGCTAGTTTTTTAGCAACCATCATCCCAGGCTCATTTTTGCCTAACTCATATTTTGACAGCGTTGACTTCGTAATGCCCACGGCTTTGGAAACTTCTTCCTGAGATACACCCTTTTCGTCCCTCAAGTCACGTAATCTTTTTATAAATAATTTCTCTTCCATTAGATAACCTCCATATAACTTATCGTGTTTCCTTTATTATACATAAAATGTGTCAGATGTAAAACGTTTTCTATGATTTTGTATCATAAAGTTTATAAAACCTGTTGACAAATACCTGTATTTATTCTATAGTTAAGGTGTCGTAAGCGATACACAACGGCAGGAATAGGGGTGACAGAATTGACTACAGCAGTGAAAAAAGTAACGTATCCAAGGCTCAAGGGATTGCGGGCAGAACACGGGCTATCTATGGCTAGAATGGCAAAGATAATCGGCATTTCAGAGGGTTCGTACTTAGCTAGGGAAAAAAAGCAAAGGGAATTTCAAATTTCTGAAATGAAAGTTATTGCAGATTATTTCAAGGAAACAATGGAAGAGATTTTTTTTAGCTAAGAAGTAGCGGAAATGACACAAAATGATAAGGAGGACTTATGAACAATTTAATTAACAAGGACGAGCTAAAAATGCTCATCAGGCACGAGATCAAATTATGCGCTCATGATAGTTCGCGGGATATCGAGGAAAATCTCAGAAGAATAGTAAACGCTTGCCCCGACAAGGGATTAATCGACAGTATCATGGCGGAAATTTCTAGGGATCAAGAAGAGGAAATCGGCGAAACTGTATCTTCGCAAAAGAAAAGGAGAGAAGAAAGTCTTAGAGAACTTTTCTCAAAAATTCCAGGTTCTTGTCTAGACAGCATCTGTGCTACAGCGGAAGTATTTAATTCTAATATGTTGGGTGGCGTTTATTTCATTAAAAACGAATACAACAACATGATCAAAATTGGACGTACAAACAACATCAAAGAACGCTTTGCTGAACTCAAGGGTAGTTTTCTCCATGTGGGGATGGAACCTAAGCTTCAACTTATTAGCATTGTCTTGACTTTCCCAAAATACATGGGACAAATGGAAAGTTATTTTCACCAAAGGTTTAAGGGGAAGAGACGCATTGGCGAGTGGTTCGACATAACCAAAGAGGATATTTTCAATGAGATATTACCATGCACGGATCAATTCGAGTTTATTAATGATGTATTGATTGATTACACGGAGTATGAATATCAGTATTTCAAAAAAGTAACTAAAGATTACACAATGAATGACTTCGAAATCAAAGAAATGTTAGGCATTAAGGAGAACCACTCTCCCCTTGATTTCTTAGGGAGAAAGTATAACAAGCTCTCGGAAACGCTTAAAAGCATAGAAAAAAATCAAGTAGGGTTCTATAATCTTTATTTTTCCCCGGAGGATGAAGGTTGCCGTAAGGCTGGAATAAAACATACGGAATCGGATGCAGCTTTCGATTTTAAAGGACTCAAAAGACACAAATTCAGTAATACGGACTGGGCAAGCGTAATTAATTCGATTAACCCTGTTTGTCACTAAACGCACTTGTGAAAAGGGAGGAATTGATATGCTCGGAGGATTAATCGCAATCGGGGCAGCCGCAGTAATCGCGTTCAACCATGATCGCATTGTCGCAAAGGCACGTAAAAGCAACTTGTTCGCTTGGGGGATTACATTATCTGGGGTAGCGGTGATTGTTTTGGCAGCATGGTTATTTTTACAAGGAGGATAAGTGAAATGAGCGTGCCAAGGTGCAAGGAATGCGAAGCCTATAGAACAGAACCAATAAGGGATTATTCAAGTGCCATGGAGCGTTGGTGTCACGTTACTTGGTTATTGCCTAAATACATAACAGGTAATGAAGCAAGAACAAGCCCTAAATGGTGTCCAAAGCGTTTAAAAGAAAGTGAGTGAATAAAATTGCCAAATCCATCAAACGAAATCAGCCAAGCCGCCAAGAAAGCTGGCCTAACCTATTGGGGGTACATGGAGAAAAAGCGTCCTAGCATCGTTCAAAAGTTTGCATGGGGAGTTAAAAAGGTAACACGCAAGCAAAAGCGTGAGGAAAATGATGAACTCATGTCAGCAATGGCAACTTATAATCATCCAGTAATGAGGGTTATGGGGCAATTGAGGACAATACTCAAGGGAAATTCACAATATTAAAACGTGCGCTTGCTAAAAAGTTAGCAAAGTAGCAAAAAAAAGAAAGCGAGTGAATTAAAAGTGAGAACAACAACTTTTATCTGTGATGTATGTAAAAAAAGCGTGGGGGAGTTTGATCTATTTAAGGCTACTACTAATTTGGAATTCCCTAAACAAGAAGTAAATTACAGGACAAATCATCTTGCCTCATGCCAAAAAGATGTTTGCAGAGGATGCCTAGAAAAGAAAGGTTTGGTGACTGAGGGATACGGAGAAAAGGGAAAAGATTCAGAAGGCGCAGTGAAAAATCAAAAGACATTTGAGTCCAAGTTCATAGACTTTCTCGAAGATATCGGAGTTGCGTTTGTGGAGTAGAAAGGAGAATCACAATGCGTAAAGACCAGGCGCGCCGTTTAAAGTACCAAGAAGCTCAACGCATCCAAAGTAAAGCAATCAAAAATCCAGCTAACGAGTATGGCTTCAAGTTGTCAGAAGGTCAGCTAAAGAGTTTCGCATCCAAGCTTGTTAAGTAGAAGGAGGTTAAGTCAATGAGCATCAGCGGTGAAGAAATGAAAACTATCACATGCGAAGATATCAAAGCAGAGGATTGCATTGGAACATGTTGTTCTAATTGCCCAGCGAATGGAGAAGGAGGTCAAGCCCAATGAAAAAAGCAATCCGCGAATGGGCGTTCAACTTATTTACTAAAAGAATCACTGTCAAAGTGGCTAATTTACCTGATGAAGCCAAGATCGAGTATTTGGTCAATAAGTTGATGAACGAAATGGTTATGCAGGGACATGACATTGGGGGTGGTGCCTGTACGGAATATTTCAACATTTACGGTCACACGAATGGAAATGTCAGAATCAGTGGTCTGGAATTTAAGGACATTGACCTCAAGCGACTACCGAAACTCTAAGGAGGAATGACATATCAGTCACACTCAAAATGTGTTCTTGGCTCATGGTTTAGCCTTCTGTATTGTTGCTCAAGTGGCTATGGAGATTTATGTCTGGCGACAAAGAAAGAGCTCGTCAATGCTGCAAACATTAACGAGCTGGGTGCGAAGAAAATTGTTCAAGGTAATTATAGCACGAAAAGGAGTGAGATATACCAAATGACAATTGAGCAGGAGAGGAAGAGTCAATGTTTTAAAGAAAATTGTCAATATTTCCTAGTTAGTTGTATTCGATTTCACGGCTACGGATGCTCCAAACTCGGCGGCACAAAGATACCAACTCTAATGAGTTTATCTCGCAACACGAGTATTCAAGGGCAAGGACATTCGATGAAGCCTAAGTTTTTGGATGGCGGGAATGTGGATGATGATCGGGAGGAATGTGAAGGGTGTTAATAGACAAAAACCTGTTTGACACAGTAGACCGCGTAGCTGTAGCCATTGACCGCCTACAATACTTTGAACCCCCTGAGGGCTATTATCTGGCCTTCTCAGGGGGAAAGGATTCGCAAACAATCTACCACTTAGCAAAAGAAGCAGGAGTGAAGTTTGATGCTCACTACAATCTGACCACAGTTGACCCCCCCGAGTTAGTCCACTTCATTAAAGACAATTATCCAGATGTGATTATAGATAAACCCAAAGAGTCAATGTGGAAACTAATTGCTAGAAAGGGATTGCCGACAAGATTGAGGAGATGGTGCTGCTCAATACTTAAGGAGGGCGGTGGCGAAGGTAGGATATGCGTGACAGGAGTTAGGTGGGCAGAGAGTAACGCGAGAAGTGCAAGAAGGCCTTTTGAGGTTGTTGCTAAGAAGTTTAAAGATGCAAAACTATTCAATGATAACGATGAAGGGCGCATGATGTTCGAGAACTGCTTGCAAAAGGGCAAACGTGTTATTAACCCTATTATCGATTGGGAAGACGAGGATGTATGGGAGTTCATTAAGGGTCGCGGATTAAAGTATTGTGTTCTGTACGATCAAGGATTTACGCGGATCGGTTGCATTGGTTGTCCAATGGCAGATAAGAAACGGATTATAGAATTTGAGCGTTACCCTAAATACTTAGCAAATTACAAAAGAGCAATAGGCAAGTTTCTCCCAGCGTACTTAGAAAAGACTAAGGAAAAGGGGATAAGGCCACAGTTTACCACGCCTGACGAAATGATGGATTGGTGGATATACGGAACCAAGAGGGACGGAGTAGAGGGACAACTGGATATGGAGTTTTATGATGATGAAGATTAGAAAGGAGCAATCAAAATGGACAACAGTTGTTTAGGAATATCAACTTGCGGCGGGTGTCATCCAGATTGCCCAGTTAATAGGCCGAGGCCAGAACCAAAGCCATGCTCGAAATGTTTTATATGTAATTACCCAATGGCTGAAAATAAATGCGGTAAGTTTATGAAGGAAATCAACCAATTATTTGACGATACCCACACAAAGCAAAGCGTCGATATTGCAATCAGATTTCTAGCAGGGGCAATTATTGACAGCATCGGTTGGGCAGATGTACTGGACCAATTAACGATACTTAATCAGTCAAAGGGTCGTGAGGCAAACGGAAAAGAATGGTCTGCTATGGAATGGGTTGGGGCACATTTGTACTCAGTCTTAGAAGATTTAGTCCATGATGATGCCTTGGCTGAGGATAGATGCCCGAACGATGGGCGTGAACTTGAGGCGAAGATCGAGAAACAAACAAGAGATTATCCAGGTAGGGAATGGCTTGAATGTCCTTTGTGTCATGAAGAATATGTTGAGGGGGAAAATAAATGACAAACATCACGTTACAGAGTCTTAATCTTAAAAACTTTAAAGGTATTGAGGATTTTTCGCTAATCCTTGACGGTAAAAATGCGGATATATACGGAAAAAATGCAACGGGAAAATCCAGCATCTATAATGCGTTTCTGTTCCTATTATTCGGAAAAGACAGTTTCAACCGTAGCGATTTCAATATCAAACCTCAGGATGAGGATGGAAATGAACGACACCACCTAGAAAGCATCGTTGAGGGCATTTTATTGGTAGGCGGTAAGCCGTTGAGGCTCAAAAGAGCATTAATGGAAAAATGGACAAAAGTTCGAGGCGTTGAAGAAAAGGTATTTAAAGGCAATGAAACTTCATATTGGGTGGATGATGTTCCGGTAAAGGCCAGCGAATATGCACTTGAAATTAACATGATTATCAAGGAAAACATATTCAAGCTCTTAACAAATCCCCTCTTTTTCAATACGGACGGTAAAGGATTTGGATGGCAGGAACGGCGTAAGATTCTGTTTGAAATATCCGGTGATTTATCGGATTCGGATGTTATTGATTCTCTCGTAACAATTGGCGACAAAAGTATGCTCGATTTGCAAATGGTCATAAATTCCGGCAGAACAATTGACAACCATAAATTAGTTGTTGCCGAGAAGATCAAAAACAGTAAATCAAGCATGGAGGGAATACCTTCACGCATTGATGAGCAGAAACGAACTATCCCAACAGATGTTGTTGATTACACGGCAATAGAAAACACGTTGACAGGTCACAAGACCACGCTGGAAGGCATTGAATCCGAACTTGCTACGAATGCCAACGGAGCAAATTTGTACCGCCAGAAACAGCAACAGGCATTTAGGTTGAATGACAAGATAGTTGCTCGTAAAAAGGAACTTGACGATTATTCAATGGCTGGCTTGAAGATGGCTATTGATGAAAAATCTAAACTTGATGGCGATAAATACCGCATTTCCTTAGAAGTTAAAGGGTTGGGTGGTAAGTCTGAATCAAGACTTGCAGAGCTTGACGCAATTGCTAAATCAATCATCGAACTTCGTGACACATGGAAAGAGGAAAATGTGAAACAGTTTGTTTCTCCCGAAGGCTTTAATTGCCCAACTTGCGAACAAGCATTGCCCGAAGGTAAAACTCAAGAAAAGATCGACAAGTTAAAGGCCAATTTTGACAAGAACAAAGCTCAAGTGCTTGCTTCTATTAGCAAAAAGGGCATAGATGCAACGGAACGATGCGAGGTTATCAATGGGGAAAAGGTTGCAGATGATGTGGTACTTTCCACGCTTGAAGCATCGTTGAATAAGACAAACGAACGCCTTGCTGAACTCGAAAGGGAAATTGAAGTCGAGCAGAAGCAACACGGCAGCTTTACTGATTATGAACTTGATGAAAAGTACACGACCTTAACTGCCGAACTTGAGTCCTTGAATACCGAATTAAATAAACCCATTGAGGACACAAGTTCAGAAGTCCTGGCAAGAAGAAAAGAAACTACCGAACTTATCGAGGAATTAAATAGAACGCTCAATCAAAAGGAAGTCGTCGAAAAAGCCAAGGTGCGCATTGATGAACTCAAAGCAGAAGAAAGCAAGTTGGCTGGGGAGCTTAGTGAATACGAACGTCAAGATTCCCTGATTAAACAATTCACTAGCGCAAAGGTGAAAATGCTAGAGGATAGCATTAATAACAGGTTTGAGACGGTTAAGTTCAAGTTGTTTGATGTGCTGAATGATGGGACTGAGAAAGAAGTCTGCAAGACGCTTGTTAACACAAATGGTGTTTGGGTTGAATTCGACGGGGCAAACAACGGCGGGAAGATTAACGCCGGATTATCAATTATCCAGATGTTGTCGGAGTTTTACGGGGTTACGTGTCCGATATTTGTTGACAATGCTGAGTCTGTTACGGGGTTTGTGGAAATTAAGTCGCAGGTTATTAAGTTGGTTGTCAGTGAGAAGGATTCAGTATTGAGAGTGGAGGTAAACGGATGAGTTTCGAGAGATTAAAGCCAATTGAAGGCGGTCATAGCGGTTGCCTTAACTGCGGTTATCAGTATGATATTTTACCGATGGATGCGCTTATTGCGGTAGGTATCGGGGGTGCGACGGTGACCAAGGATCATGAAGTAGTTTATGACGAGAATCAAGTTGACGAAGATGAATTTTGGACGGCTGAAATGGTAGAGAATGAAGCCCTAAAAGATCCTAGTCACGATTGGCGTATACATCTTGTGGCCCCATTGAGTGAACGACATTACCAGCGTCAAGGAGACAACCAATGGATTTTATATGAAAAGTGTCAAGGATTCGCTTGATACCAAAAATGAGGGGGAAATTTAATTGGATGAGTACAATTCAGACCTAGCCAGGCTAAAACAAGCCGAGTATTGCGTGGAAAACGGTCCGCACTTTGCTCCAGGTAGTGGACGGTGCTGGAAATGTAACAGGGATATTTATCGGAAAATAGGTTGGAAAATTGAGAATGGCAGAGCTATCGAAGTGCCATTAGATTCACCGGATGCAAAACATTTTACAGGGGTCACGGTGGAAAGGGCGGCAACCTCATTAGTGACTGGTTGCCCACATTGCCACAGAAGTTATTGTGATTAAGGGGGAACAGATATGGGTTGTTCGTGCCATATAAACCCTCCATGCTCTTATTGCATGGAGAAAGAAGAATGTTGTATTTGCGGTGAACCGGTTCATCCAGACGAAGCACTTTATCTCCAAAAATCCGTAGATGATGCGAGTGGCCCAATATGCGATAGATGCGCAGAAGAAAATTAGAGGGTGAATAAAGTGCTAGATTCAATTATTCAGGGTGATTGCTTAGATGTAATGAGAGAAATACCTGCAGGAAGTATTGATATGATCCTTTGCGATTTGCCCTATGGAGTAACTAGAAACAAGTGGGATGTTGTAATTCCGGAAGTTAGCCTATGGGAACAATATGAACGGATAATCAAGCCAAATGGAGCAATGGTCTTAACCTGCAGTCAGCCGTTCACATCCATGCTTCTAATGAGTAATAAGAAATTATTTAGGTATTCCCTAGTGTGGCAGAAAACAACGCCTACAGGATTTCTAAATGCTAAGAGGATGCCAATGAGAACGCATGAAGACATCTTGGTTTTTTATAAAAAACTTCCGACATATAACCCTCAGAAAACTTTAGGCCATAAAAGGAAAGTTAGTTCAGCCAAGCATAAGGAAAACTGCATCAAGACGGAGGATTATGGGAAACATGGCTTAACCGACTACGACAGCACGGAAAGATATCCAACAAGCATATTGACATTCTCCACTGACAAGCAAAAGGGCGCGCTACACCCTACTCAAAAGCCTATATCACTCTTTGAATACTTAATTAAAACCTACACAAACGAAGGTGAGACAGTTCTTGATAACTGCATAGGAAGCGGAACGACAGCGATTGCGGCAATGAATACCGGACGTCATTTTATCGGAATTGAGAAGGAAGCTCAGTATGTTGATATGTCAAATATACGAATAAGAGGGGGAAATTTAGATGGCTAACACGAGTACAGCATTAACGGTTAAAAGAGAAACAGTGGACATTGTGGTAAGCCGAGTTAAGGATTTTGAAAGCAACGGGGAATTAACCTTCCCCACCAATTACATCCCACAAAACGCCTTGAAGTCAGCGTGGTTAATCATTCAAGAAACTCAAAACTTGGACCATAAGTTTGTTCTTGATACTTGCACGAAGGATAGTATTGCAAACGCTCTGCTTAGTATGGTTGTTCAAGGTTTGAATCCTGATAAAAAGCAATGCTACTTTATCGCATACGGTCAAAAGCTGATGATGCAAAGAAGTTATTTCGGGAGTATGGCCGTTGCGAAGATGGTTGATCCGGATATTAAGGACATTTATGGTGAGCCGGTTTACGCCGACGATGAGTTTGAGTATTCAAAGGTTCACGGCAAGACTATTATCACTAAGCATAACCAAAAGATTGAAAATGTTAATAAGGATAAAATCATTGCTGCATACGCGACGATCCTTTATTTCTCAGGCAAAGAAGAATCAACAGTCTTATCTATTGACCAAATCAAGCAAGCGTGGAAGCAAAGCAAAATGAATCCGGTAGATGGAGCTGGCCACATCAAACCCAACAGTGTTCATGACAAATTCACGGCTGATATGTGCGTCAAGACGGTTATTAATAAAGCTTGCAAGATGGTGATTAATAGCTCGAATGACAAAAGCATTGTTGGAAAATTTGCCAAGGAAACTGACGATGCAATTACAGAAGCCAGGGTTGACGTTGAGATTGAGGACAACGCCAACGGGGAGCTTATTGACATTGATGTTCAAGAGGATTATGGGCCAGAGGGCATTACCGATGCGGAAATAGTTGAGATGGATAAGAAGGCTGAGGAAAAAGCGAGTAAGGGCCCCGGCTTTTAGATGAATCTTAAAGTAATTGGCAGCGGAAGTTCGGGAAACGCATATATTTTGGAAACGGAAACGGGAAGTCTGATGATTGAATGCGGTCTTCCTTTCCGGAAGATACAGCAAGCATTAGATTTCAACTTATCCAACATTCAAGCCTGTCTAATTTCTCACGAACACAAGGACCATTGCAAGGCAGTTAAAGACGTAATTAGGGCAGGGATAGACGTTTACACTAGTTTGCAAACCGCACAGGAAATAGGTATAACTGAGAGCCACAGAACGCAAATGGTTGACGATGGTGTTCAGTTTTCAATAGGAGATTTCATCATTTTGCCTTTCAAAACAGAGCATGACGCGGTTAATCCATTAGGTTATTTAATTTACTATAAACCAACACGTGAACGAGTTCTCTTTGCAACAGATACCTATTTCATCCGGAACAAATTCAAAAACCTTAATTATGTTCTTATAGAATCGAATTTCTGCAAAGATACCCTAGACCAAAACATAAAAGATGGTTTTATCGCTCAAGGCATGAAAAACAGATTACTTGAAAGCCATTTTTCATTAGAGCATGTTAAAGATTTTCTAGCTGCCAACGATTTAACGTGGGTTGAACAAATCGTACTCTTGCATCTGTCAGATAGTAACAGCAATTCCGAAAGAATGGTCCGAGAAATTACAGAGTTGACAGGTAAGGAAGTCGTCATTGCTGATGCTGGGTTGGATATACCATTAAATCTTTATCCATTCTAGAAAAATAAGGGAGTTGTTTATTATTAATAAATGTCAATTTTCGGGACGCACAACAAAGGAGCCCTCCATTAAATTTCTTCAATCAGGTACGGCGGTTTGCGATTTCACCATGGCAGTACGCAGGGATTTCAAAGATAAGGAAACTGGCAATTACGAAAGCGATTTCTTTAACTGCATTGCATTTGGTAAGACAGGGGAATTGATTTCAGAATTTGTTAAAAAGGGAGCATTATTCCCGATATGGGGAAAGGTTCAAAACAGAAATTACACAAACAAAGACGGTGTGAAGGTTTACATCACAGAAATAATCGTTGATGGTTTCGACTTTCCGCCCAAAAATGAGAATTCACACTATGCACCGGAGGATAAAGGGGAAGATACACCAGTAACAGGCGAAGGTATGCACGAAGTATTTTTATGTGATGATCCGAACGCCCTGCCTTTCTAGTGCCCGACAACATCCAGACATCAAAAGGGACCACTTACATAAATTCAGGGTCCCTCATAAAACAGATAGGATGTGCTGATAAATGAAAACAGGCGAAATGTATGCTTATGCTTTAGTGAATCCAAATGCTGACTTTATAAAAAAGGACAACCGTATTGTTTATCATTTTGACGAGTCGGGAGAGTTAGCCTTTGGAAGTAGAAAAGCACAAACCATTCCAAGATTAGATGATGAATGGGAGTTAGTTCGTGAACCCGTGGACTTTATGACTGCGATAAATAGCGGAAAGTTAGTAAAGCTATTCGATGTTAAGGAATCATTTGAGTATCGGCATTGGAAATATTGGGATCTTGCATTAGATAGGATCAATGGTAAATGGCTAATCGAGTAAATACCCAAGGTTGGGCATTTTGAAATAGTAAGGAGTGGTCACGGCTGCCCCACTCAAAGTTAGAAGGTGCGGAAACAATGGCAGGATGGATAAAACTGCACAGAAAAATATTAGATAACCCAATTTTTCTAAAGCCATTCCTATTTCAACTATTTCATTATTGCCTACTGAAAGCTAACAATATTGAACAGAAGATCATATGGAATAACAAGGAAGAAACGGTTGAAAAAGGTAGTTTTATTACTGGAAGAAAGGTCATGGCAAAAGAAGTTGGCCAGACAGAAGGAGCAACATACAAAAGATTAAAAGTTTTAGAAAAGTTAAACATGATTTCGGTAAAAAGTAACAACAGATTTAGTGTCGTAAAGGTGCTTAACTACTGCATTTATCAGGCTAAAGATTTAGAGAAGGAACAACAAAGTAACAACAAGGTAACAACAAAGGAACAACAAAGTAACACAAACAAGAATACTAAAGAATGTAAAGAAGGTAAAGAAGGTATACCGTACTCCGAAATCATCAACTATTTAAATGAAAAAACAGGTAAAAGCTTTTCTCCTAAAACAGATGCCACAGTCAAATTTATAAATGGAAGATGGGACGAGGGTAGAACCATAGAGGACTTCAAACAGGTAATTGATACTAAGTGCAAAGAGTGGCTTGGGAAAAAAGATAGAGATGGAAAGTCCTTAGATAATTTCCTCAGACCAAATACATTATTCAGTCCTACAAACTTTGAAAACTACCTTAACCAAGTTGATGAAAAACTATTAAAAGGGCAAGCAAAACCACCTAAAACACCACCTAACAAGTATGACAACTTTTATTTATAAGGAGGAACAACCACATGAGAACAATGACATTTAATGAACCACTAGCCTACCAACATTACAACTCCTTTGAAAACGATACCCAAATAGGTAAAGCAGTAGGCAAGTCACCAAATACCATTGCGTGTTGGAGAAGAAGAAAAAACCTGCCGAGCCTGTACTTAGTCGAAAAAGCTAAACCAACCAAACAATTGGCTTTAACTCCAAAACAGATAAGAGCAGCGGGTGCATTCCTAGGGGCGTTAGAACGATGCTCAGCGATTGCAAAGCAGGCAGGGGTACAAGTGGACGTTTTGAAATGTATCACGGCTTATAGGGGATAAAGAAAGGGGAAGAGGATGGATAAAAACCCGCATCTACCAGGCTCCGCTGATGATTATATAAAAGCCAATATGGGATTAGCTCATTCAATCGCTTGGAAATTCTTCAATGCTTCAAAAGATAGAGATATTGATGACCTAAGAGGAATTGCTTATCACGGCTTAGTTAAATCATACCAACGCTTTGACCCAACTAACCGTCTCGGCATAGACGATAAACCAATAAAGTTCAGCACATATGCGGGGTCAATGATTACAGGTTACCTTATGACATATATTCGCCAAACGGACCGTCCGATTCATCTAGGGTGTAGGGGAATTAACTTAATTGCAAAGATTAACGCCGCTGGATTAAACGGAAACGAAACAATTCAGGAAATTGCGGATAAGGCCGGCATTAGTTTTGATGATGCAAAAGAAGCAGTTTTGGCGAGTATTGCCGTGAACACCGACAGCATAGACAGAGAAATTAATACAGAAGATGGAAGTCTACACTTGGCTGATATGTTAGGAAGTAATGATGAGAGTAACGAGGACCAAGAAGTAATCAGAGATTTAATGTCAGAGTTGCCCGAACAGCTTCGAGAAGTCTGTAGGCTGTGCGTAGTTGAAGGAATGACGCAACGTAAAGCGGCAGAGATAATGGGAATTTCTCAATCGTATTTATCCAGACTTAAAACAAAACTTATGAGAATTGCTAAACAATATGGGCAAAGAGAAAGGGACCGGATAGATCACGGATACGCTGGACCAATTAAAAACGAGGAGGAAAAGAAAATGTTGAGCATTGAGCAACGTGAAAACAAATTCAAATTGCAACAAGAGGTTACGACAACTGAACAGTTTAACGAGATTGGAAGTCCGGCAGACGTAGCTAGGTTGTATGGAGTTAATTACGGTACAGCCTTTGGACTAAAGAAAAAACTTGCGGGTCAGGAAATAGATACAATTCTCTCGCACCCTAGCGAAACGGAAACGGTAACGCACGACGATGATTCTTGTGAAGATGATTCGTGGGGTGAAAATGTTATCCTACAAGGAACTAATGCGCCAATTGAAACACCAACCCCAACACAAACCATCGACGATATGGAAATTGAAGTAAAAATAAAGCCTGAATGGACAGAACCAATCACGAACGAACCGGACTTCATCGAAGAAAAATGGTCATACATTCAACAGTCAATTTCCAAATTAAGAAAGGCACATATGGATAAGGCCGCTAAAGAGTTTGACGAACGATTAGAAGAAATGATGCGGGGGTTAGCAGTATGACACCACTAATCGAAAGAATCCAAACCGCTGAATCAAAAGAGACGCTTGACCTCTTGAATTTTGAGATTATTCTCCAACACCAGGACTTCAATGCAAACCAAAAGGCATACGTAAAAAGATTGGAATTCTTAGAGGGGGAAGAAAAAAATGCTTAAAAAGATTTATAGTATTCTTTGTAATTTAGATAAGGCTCGGAGTTACTCGGAAACGTTAGCCCAAGTAGGGGAACGAGTCTTGAAGCAGCTTGAAATATCACAAAAAGTATTTGAAGGAACAAAAGGAGAAGGGGGAAACATTTTAGGTGTATTCACCAAAGAGGTTGCTAACAAATTTGTGGTTACTGAAAACGGCAAGGAAATAAAGAACGCCATAACGATAATTGCAGATGAAAGATTCATGGAAGCATATAAAAGCTTAGGAGACAATAGAAAGTTTGTCATCATGGGGTCGTTTGAACGCACAGATGAGACTTATTCCAAACCGATATTTAAAGACGAAGGTGAAGAAAAATGAGGACAGAGGGTGGGAATGGGCTCCGAACGCATGGAACGGTTTTAATGGGCGTACCAAACCGAGAAGTAACAAAAACGAAAATGGTCACTCGGAAATTTGATTCTGAGTTTTATAAAAATACTGGAAAAATCCGCTACATAAATGCGGGTGTTGAATCCTATCCGACATTAGAGTTGCAAAACGAGCAGCGAATGAAGGATGAAATTAAGACCATTCAGGAGTTTAGTGATATTGGAAGTTATCGGGACATTAGCCGTATGTATCACGTTCAAATCGGTGTCTCTCTAGGCTATCAGAGAAAGTTACTTAACGAGGAAAGGAAGCGTAAGAATAATGGAAAAGCCTAAATATCCAATTCGAGGTTGGTTGCAGGGGTTAGTCGAAGGCTCTGCTACTCTTAATGAAACTAATGAAGCTATTCAAGGATTTATAACCCATGCGGAGGATAGAGGCTGGAAAGAAGGATTCAATGTCGGCAACAGAAGTGAATGGGACAAACACTCTATAAGCCTTCCAAAATCCTAACAGATACAAATACACCAATCAATTCCTTAAACAGCTCAGATCGAGCTTGTGTGACCTGTGTGATATAGAAACGGAAGGTAGTTAGAAACCTTGAGGATAGGAATAGTTGATATTGATAGTCGCATGCCGAACTTAGCATTAATGAAACTATCGGCTTTTCATAAAAGCGTTGGCGATTCTGTGAAAATATACGATCCCTTATTTGACCATCCAGACCGCATATATTCATCCAAGGTTTTTAAGTCCTCTGATAAATTCGGATATTTCCCTAAAGATTGTGAAGTTATCCAAGGGGGCAGCGGTCACGACCTAACAATCAAACTACCTGATGAAGTCGAAACAATGTACCCTGATTACTCTCTCTATAACTGCAATTATGCTATTGGGTTTACAACAAGAGGATGCACCAGGGAATGTGGGTTTTGCATCGTTCCAAAGAAAGAAGGCAAACTCCATCCGGTAGCAGACATTCATCAGTTTTGGAATGGACAGAAAGAGTTATTCCTCATGGACAACAATCTCACAGGGGATACAGAGCATTTTAATCTAATTCTCAATCAGTTAATCAAGTACAAAATCAAAACAGACTTCAATCAGGGCTTAGATATTCGCCTTATCGATGATGAAAAAGCAAAGCTATTATCCAAAGTAAGGCTATGGAAGCAGATACACTTCGCCTTTGATTCGTTGGATCTGGAAACGGAAGTCAGAGCAGGGATCGAGATACTACTAAAATACATGCCAGCTAGTCGTTTGATGTTCTATGTCTTAGTAGGATGGGACACAACAGAGGATGAAGATTTATACAGAATTGAGATTCTAAGAAGCTATAAGATTGATCCGTTTGTCATGGTTTACGACAAAACGAGCGAATACCAAAGACGTTTAGCTAGATGGTGCAATTTCAAAGCAATATTCAAAACGGTGGCATGGCCGGATTATAAAAAGAGGGGGTAAAAAGAAATGTTAATAGCAGGATTATGTATTGGCGTAACAGTAGGCTTTATAGTCGCAATGGTTTTGTTCTCAATGTTCACCTTGGGGAAGGAAAAAGACTTACAGGCGGGTCTAATTGATATTTTAGTTGAATTACATCGTGCGCCTTGGAGTATGTCGGTAGTTAGAGCGATTAGAACGGCCGAATCTGTGCTAGATCATGCGTATGGAGGGGAAAGAAAATGAGGAAAGAAAAGCCGATTCTATTCAAGACTGAAATGGTTCAGGCGATTCTGGCAGGGAAGAAGACTATGACACGAAGGGTATTCCCCTTAAAGCATTATCCTGCTGATAACTATGGTGATTTGTCGAGATCGGTCCCTGAGATCAGAGGAAAATATCAATTTTTACGTCTTGAAAATGGTCATGAATACGGTGGTCCTATAAATTGTCCATACGGAAAAGTTGGCGATATTCTTTGGGTGCGAGAGACGTGGGCTGAGTGGAAAGGTATTAATTGCCCCTGCAACTATGATTGTAACTGTGAAAAATTTATGTATAAGGCGGATCCGGATACTGACTTTGCAAATGATTGCGAATCTCCCGAGGAAAGGGTGAGGTGGAAACCCTCAATCCATATGCCACGCTCAGCAGCTAGATTATTCCTCAAAGTGAAAGATATTCGAGTTGAAAGATTGCAGTTCATGACTGATGAGGATTGCGAAGCCGAAGGAGTTAGACCGTCCATCGATGGAAATGCAAAAGATTGGCGTGAAGATGAAAACGGGTGGCACAGAACATTCCGGCAGTTATGGGACAGTATCAATCCAGGTGGATGGGACCTAAATCCTTGGGTATGGGTTGTTGAGTTTGAGAGGGTGGAGGAAAAACAATGATAATGGGCGTAGACCCTGGAAGTTCAGAAACGGCATACGTAATCCTTGATGAAAATCTAAAAAAGAAGTCTGTTATTTATTAACAGACTTCAGAAAAAGGGAAATCGATTTATCCAAGAGCTTTGAAATTGGAATACTTGTTTCTACTGAGTAATTCTTTAATCTCTCTAGCAACAATGTATCAACAGCATTTGAGAAAGGAGTTCTCGTCTTCAACTCTTTGTTAGCCATAAAATCACCTCAAATGTATTGTATATCATTAATAATGTCCTTGCAAGTCCTTGGACGTAATGGTATAATAGTATTAAGGGGAGTGAAAGAAATGAACGCTAAATATTATCAAGAACATCGAGAAGAAATAAGGGAAAAGCAGCGTGAATATTACAACAGTAACAAAGAGAAATTTGCTTCTAAGGCAAAAAAGTGGAGAGCAAATAACTCTGAGCATATAGCAGAATATCTGCAAGAAAATGCAGTTAGAACGAAATTAGTAAACAAGGAGTGGAGAGATAAAAACAGGGTACGCCTTGCCTTGAGAATGAAAATATATCGAAAAGTTAACCCCGAATCAGTTAAAAGGAACGAGGCCAATAGGAGTAACCTTGCCGAACGCAGAGTAAGGGCTAATATTTATCGTAAAAAATGGGCTCATATAAATCCAGACAAACTAGCTCAGTATTATCAAAAGAGAAGATGTGGAAAGTCCGAGGGATCTAGCGATTTAACTCAGGCAGACATACTGACCCAAAGGGAGCTCCAAGGGGGAAAATGCTATTACTGCAGGCAAGAATTAGATAATAAAGGGAGAGGACACATCGAACATAAAACCCCTCTGACCAGAGGGGGGCACAATACAAAAACAAATATTGTAATATCGTGTTCTAAGTGCAATTTACAAAAGGGGAGAAAGACGGAGGAAGAATATTATGAGTATCTTGGCCATAGACCCAGGCAATATTGAATCAGCATATGCGGTTCTCGGAGATGGGCTGGAGCTTATCAAGTTTAAGAAATGTAAGAACGAAGAATTAATTACGAATCTCCTTTTATTTATAAATGAATATGAGGTAACTCATATAGCTATTGAGGCTATTGCATCCTACGGAATGGCCGTTGGGGCAACTGTATTTGAAACCTGTATATGGGTTGGCAGATTCCATCAAGAGATCGAAAGAAATAATCACAAGGTATCTTACATTTACCGAAAAGATGAAAAAATGAATCTATGCCACAGCATGAAAGCAAAGGATTCAAACATTCGTCAGGCATTAATAGATAGATTCGGACCGGTTGGAGTTAAGAAGTCCCCAGGTTGGTTCTACGGAGTGAGTAAAGATGTATGGTCTGCCGTTGCTGTTGGGGTGACCTATGCGGATCTGTATATAAACAATAAGTGAAAAAGAGGGCGAAGAAGGTAAAACAGGAGGTAGCGAGATGAACGGAAGAGACAGAATACCAGCGACAACAGGAAAAGGTATGGTAGGAGGTAGCGAGATGATAGAAAAGAACTGTGATACATGCAACCATCAGTACCATTGTGGAGACATAATATGTAATCTAAACTTTAGTTCATGGGCACCAAGGACATTGCAGGCTGGAATAGTATTTCCAATCTTAAATAATCTCACCCCAACAATAGAATCATGCACCATGAAGCTGATTGAAGAATTAGGTGAGCTCCTTCAAATCATAGGAAAGTGCAATCAAATGAGTGGAGAATTGCCGAGACTGAAAACAGGCGAAAGAAACCCTCTGAGATTGATAGAGGAATCCTTTGACGTAGCGCAGAGCGCGGTAACGATGATTCACACCATAGCTGACAAATACGATATAGATATTATTGAACAACAGGCATTGCATGAAGAAAAGCTCAGGCAGCGCGGCTATCTCAAATGAAGAAATGCGCAATAACCCTTGCTCAATACCTTAACGGAGAAGAACAATGCAGAAAATGTGAATCGTTGGATATATGCGCAGCTAGGGAGAAATGGTTAGCCGGGTTATGGATAAGGATTAATAATTGATAGGGGGCAGAACAAGTGATAAGAGTTAATGATAAACAGACTAATATATGGCTAGGCGAGGGTGACGTAGGGGTCGGAATAGCCTTTGACGAGGAAAGGCCGGTAGGAATTTCATTTAATCAGTTAGACGGATGCCGTGAAATAGGGGAATCAGTAGATGAAGAAGAGGAAGTCGGAAAAGGAATTAACATTGTATTTGCAAACAGTGACGGTATCAAATCATTAGTAAGCGCGATAGAACGATTCGCGCAAAAACTAATAGAGTGGAATGAGGGGCAGAACATTGACAGAAAAGGAACAGACTGAGCGCGACCTTGAGCGAATTAGATTTCTTTGGATGTATTATTTAACTGCTCCAAAGGTTGATGCTGATGGGAAGAAGGAAGAAAAAGAGTGAAGAGAACTCCAAACTATTCCAACGATGCTCATTATCCTCCTGAAATCCAAAAGATGATGAAAGAAACCACAACTTGTCTAAACTGCGGAAAAACTCTAAATAATGTTATCGGTAAAGATGGCAGGAGAATAAGAAATCGCGGATTTTGTTCCAATATTTGTCTACAAACAAAATCTCCAAAGATGGCATACGTCGAACAAGAATATGAGTCATCGGCAAAAGAAGTAATCCTCAAGATGCTAAATAACGGAGCAAGCGTGGTCGCTACAGCAGATAGGCTGGGAATAGGAAAGCCACAGTTTTATAAGTGGCTGGAAAAACTGAATATTAAAAAGAAAGTGGTGTGGGGATGAAATTACTAAACATTATCATTGATTCACTGAGCATATCCTTAGTGGGAATTGCTCTTGTATTGTTCGCTCAAAATAACGTAGCAGATTCTATATTTGCTGTAGTCTTGGCGATATGGGTAAGAGGGGGTAACAAGATTGTTTAACGAAGGGCGATGCGTTAATGGACGAATGAAGGGACTTGAAAAAGAAAACAAATCCCTTCGAGCAGAAAACGAAATTCTTAAGGACATAGTTTCTAACTATGAGGATAGGGTTATTCGGAAAAAACTTGCTGAGTTATTGCTGGGGAATGAGGGGGAAACATGAGTAAATTATGCGTAGAGGTTGAAATGTGCCACGAGCTAGGAAAGTGCAAATGTATAGCATGTCAGGAACGCCCTAAGGATTGCAAAATGTGTTGCTTATATGGATGCAGTAAGCACCAACGGGTGATAGAGGGGGAACAATATGTCTAAACTAAAAATCCTAAAAGCCTTAACAATAAAAGAGCTAAACCCAACGGAAAGAACATTTCACTGTTTGAGAAGAGCTGGAATAGAGACTGTAGGTGAGCTAATACAATTTAGTTGGAATGACCTGGCATCTATGAGAAATGTCGTTAGAAAGACGATTGAGGAAATTGTTAGGCTGTTGAAGGGGATCGGGTTGAAGCTGAGGGAGGAAAAGTAAAGTGGCTAAATGTTGCGATAGATGCGATAAACCAATTAATAAAAATGAAATGGCGGTTGTAAAATTTACGCTAAATTTCAGACAGTTTATCAATAATATTGACATTATTATTCAAAGGAAACGGGAAGGCATTAACGATTACGACCATCTCCTTAAAACCGCTACAGGTAAATGGGAACTATGCAAAGATTGCTGTGAAGGATTGAGCGAATTTATGTTGAGGGAGGAAAAGAATTAGATGAAATACGACAAAGAGAAAATCTATGATGAACAAATATCTCCATTGATGACTAAGATCATTGAGATTTGCCAAGCCAACGATATACAAATGCTGATGAGCTTTTATCTCAAAGAAAAAACTGCATCCGACGATGATATGTACTGTACAAGTTGCCTTATTCCCAATAAGGGAAGTAAATACTTATTGGATGCCCAACGTGTCATAATGGAGAATTACACAGTACAAAAGCCTTTCTTCATGGCAATGACAGTCACTGGGGAGGGAAACAATTGAACTTAAAACTACGCCTAAAGTTTAGCGACATCGTAAAACTGATTTTCGGTGCTGACATAATGATTTTGGACCCATACACAAACAATATTTACAGAGTACAAAAGGGCGAGGACACTTATATTTGTAAGAATTAAAGGGGTGAATCACCACGGCAATGATAAAGGAAAGTCAAAACATACTAGAAGAACGCTTGAAACTTTACAAAAAGCACAAAGCCGAAGTCATTACAACCTCTCAAAGAGTAGAAGTATGGGAAGAAGCTCTGAAAGCTGGGCAAATGTGGCTGTTCGAGAACTCTGTTAGCATAATACCAGGTATGCCTCACGCGACTACGACAACCTCTCCCACTGAACACATAGCGGTACAAAGGGAAGTTACTACTGAAATGGTGCAAGAATGGATTGACGAGGATAAATCCAAGGTGCGCTATAAATCGATAGAGATAGAACAGATTGACGTTGCATTGAAGGCATTGACTAGGGAGCAAGAAACGGTTATCAGAGCAAAGTATTTTGAGTCTGAGTCATGGAGAAACATAGAAATAACGTTTAATGAGCGCCATTCAGTCGGCAGGGTTTACATTATGTCAGAGGGAATACGCAAGATAAATAAAGAGGCGTTAGGAATTCTGTGGCAAATACTCGGGCCATTATTTCAACGATATTTATACTTTAGGAAGTAATATTGATTGATTACCAGTTTTTTACCTAATAAGCATATGGTTATAGTGAAATCAAGATGATATCATATAAGATGTAAGTATTTAACAACAAAAGGACCTGCCCCCGTCTAATAAACGGTTCACTGCGGGTCCTTTTTCTTATTTAATTTTAGGGGGAATTGTATGTGTTGTGTAAAAACTGTGTTCATGTAAAGACTTGTCCTAAAAAAGATAAGCCACAAAAAGAGTTATGCAGTGAATTTGATGTGTACGATGAAGATTCTAGCTTTAAGATATTTGAAAGAATGATGCAGGAAAACGCTAGCGTTTATATTCCACAATAAGCTATTTTTCCTGGGGGTAAGATAAACAAAAAGGCTTCCGAAATGGGAAGCCTTTTTAATATCTACTCACTTATCTTATTCGGCATGAAGTCGGAAACCTTGTCATTATCACTGTGCCAATAGATTTGTGTGGTTGTGATTTGCGCGTGTCCGACATACTGTTGTACTGCTCTCATATCAGCATTATTGGCAATACAGTGAGAAACAAACGTATGCCGTAAAATATGGGGGTTGCAATGCTTTTTTATTCCTGCCTTTTTTCCGGCCTTTATAATCCAGGTACGCAAGCTCACGTCACTCACGCGATTCCCCTGCGGGTTCAGGAACAACGGACTGTGGTCTAATTGGTTTAATGGCCGGTCCATGTACTCCATAAGGACCTTTGTTACATCAGGTCGAAGATAGAGCATTTGGCGTTTATCACCTTTGCGTAAAATATTTAGATATATTTCGCCTCCTGGCATCTCGGTTACGTCACACCATGAGAGTCCAGCCACTTCACTGATTCTCATGCCTGTATAAACGAGTATAAGACCTAGAATGTGCTGGCGTGGTCCAGCTTTCTCAAGTTCTGCAAGCAAGAAGTCAATTTCTTTGACTGTTAGAAACTTTTGACCTGCTGTGCTAACTGCTCCGTGTTGCTTAATTAATGCGAATGGGTTTTTTGTAATCAGTCCACATTCGAGTGCAAACTTGAAAAACATCTTGAGTGTTGCAATTTGACGCTGAACCGTGGCTGGCGAACAGGTAGCTTTTAGATGCTCGTTGAAATCCATTGCTTGAAACGGTGTAATTGTTCTGTAGTCCTGATTACATGACCAAGCGACAAACCCACGAATTGCACTGCCATATGTCCTGGCGGTTCCTTCTGATTGTTGGCCTAAGAAGTATTCAACGACTTTACTCGTTGGCATGATCGAAAGTTCAATAGGCATTAATTCATTTTCTGTCATTCCACTGATTCCTCCTTAATGATATTCCCTCACTTGTACGTCTAATCTTTTTTTGTTTAGGCGCAGAAGTGGGGAAATACTTTATTGATTCCCCCGCTAATATTTTTGCGCGTCGGTCTGATTCCACCGCTCGGTTCTACATGGCGTTAACTATTTCCTGCGCTGCGGTGTTTGCGTGATCGCTCCGGTATGATTGCCATGCGCTTATTGATGGTGTCCATCTGAATCCATTTTTCTTTAATGCGGTCCTGGTTTCTGCGGAAGGTTTGCCGTTGAAGAATATTTGTAAGCGACACGCCGCTACATTGTCAACGATCCTGATTCCGTTGCTTTCATCTGATTCCGTTTCAATGATGATTTCTTTCGTTTCCTGCGCTGCAAGCCGTTCAAGGTGCGCAATACGTTGCTTGGTGTTTCGGATTGTGGCGTTGTTGTTTGTTAGCTCGTAGGACGCGAAACCACATGCGCAACAATGACTGGGAAGTAATAGGCTGGCTGCTTTCGCTTCGCTTATTCCCATTTCTACAAGTAGCTCAATTTTTACATCATCCGTAAACTTTTTGTTCTTCACTATTTTGTTAGCTGATTTCATTAGGTTCTGCATTTCTTCCAGCTTGGCTAGTTTCTCCTTCAGTTTGTCGATGGCGTTAACATCATTTGATTTTATGATTCTGTCACCATTTATTATACTGTAGATTCCATTCTCAATATAATTTTTCAATTCGTCATACTCGGCCCACAGTTTAGATTCCCTGCTCATATATTTTTCGTGGGCTCTCATGTTGTAGTTACTAGGTCCTGCAAGCATTACGCTGACATGGCCGGCGCCGTTTTTGTTCTGTCTGTTTATCCAGCTAGCATAATTAGCTGAGTAACGTGCTAACAGGGTGTCTAGTCGTTGCTTGCCTTCGTCAGATACTCTTTCCTTCGCCTCCTCAATCTTTTCGGTAGCATCAGATATTAGTTGATTGTACTCTGCGGTTGCACTGCCTGGTGTGTAGTCTGAAAAGCTCATATTTTCTTTACTGCGTCTGGCTAGTTGCTCGTTGATAATGTTCATGTGTTGGCCTTCTTTCGTTTATTCTTCCGCTTTGTTACCCTGTTATGATGCAGGATCCCAAAGCAGGGGAATAAGCTGCTTTTAGTCATTCCCTTGCTTGGTCCTATGCTACTAGGCTTAAAGTTAAGTCAATTACCTTTTCGCGTATTTCTGTATTATGGGTTATTTCTTTTTTCAGGTTTTCGATGCCTGCGGCTACTGCTGAATACTTAGGATGTGATCGAAGTATTAACCAACCCCATTCGATTAATTCTCTTTCGGCCTTCTTTAGTGCCGGCCTTGATTTATAAGTAGGGCTAGTATTATAGTCTGGCGTTTCGATTCCTATGGCTTGGTATTGTTCGCGGGCTAGTTTGCAATACTCTATAAAATCTTTGTCTGACATTGTGAAGTCGTAACCAGGTTTTAAAATTCGTTCTGTTTTCTCGTCGATGCCTTCAACAGGTACACTCCAGAAGTCGTTTTGCTCTAATACCTTTTCTTTACATTGCTTTTCGAGGTTTACAATAGTTTCGTGCATGGCCTTCGCTTTCATGTATTTCATTTGAGCAGGTGAAAATTTTCTTGTCATGTTGTTACCTTCTTTCCTTCGCCGGATTGCGCCGGCTCGCTTTGTGATTCCATTGCTTGGTGCTAGCTGTTCCAGGTGATTGTTTCCCCTGCTTTGTGTTCCGTTTGTCCTCTGTGACAAGTTCCGGCATACTGCCAACCGTCAGACGTTCGCTTAAGTGTTTCATAAGTTGCGTGGCCTTCTACATGGTCACTAGGTTCACCAATTTGTACGATTCCGCCGGACATACACGCGGGCGGTAATACGTTTATAAAATACTCTGCTATTTCTTCGTCAACTAGGTCCCCAATTTGTAAAAACTTTGAAAGGTCCTGCCGGCTTTCGCTCCATTGCTCATAGGTTTTCACGGCTGGGTTAATGGGTTTGATTTCCTTTACCGGTTCCGCCGCTTCTCTTAGGAGCTCGGTCCAATCGGAGCGGCTGTTAAAATGTTCCGCTGCTATATGTGCCTGGCAGATTCTTACGGCCCATTCTGCATCCCCTGACATTGCTCCGGTTGCAAGTTTAACGCGGAATGTTTCCAGGGTTTTCAGTACGTTTAGGTTTTCGGCTTTGTTCATAATAATTTTCCTTCTTTCCTTCGGCTTTCTCTTCCGTCAATGCGCCCGCCTGGGTTTGTGTGGTTGGCGTATTGACGGGGGAAAAATCCCCACTGTTTAAATTGGCTGATTGTTGCACCATGACTTGTAATCCCTTGTCGCTTGTTCTTCTTCGTACTGATCTAATAGTGAGTGCTTTCTCTTGTTCTCCTTCGGTGTTAGCTTCTCCTTAGCTAGGAGGGCGTTTAGTTCCTTGTAATTGTAGTCGTTCATACTCTCGCCGCCTTTCCTTGTGCTTCGTCCAGCAATCCGAAACATAAAGCGGTAAAGCGTCCGTCAATGGTTGGATCTTTTTCAAGTTCGCGTCTTAGCCAATTAGTAAAGTATTGAACATTTCCGAACATGCTAGACTTGCAATCGGTACCAGGTTTAGCGATACAAAAGACGGTGTTAAAAAATGTAGGGTCCAAGAAATAGTTCCAGTTACCTTCGCGCGGGATGTATAAAGGTTTTAGGTTCTTCGTGTCTTTGTTCATTTCAAGTGCCTTCTTTCTTTGTGGTTTGTTCCTCCGTCAATACATCTAAATTTATTAGGTGCATTGACGGGAGAATAAGCTCCCTTTATGCTATGGCCTTCTTTTCGGTTCTTACAGTTCCCTTGATAACTTCGGACCCGTGCAGGGATCGGATGTTATCCATTGACATTGTTTTGCGGTTGTTGCTCGTTTCGGTTTCGCTATGCCAGAACCACATTTTCTTCTTTGCTCCCCATCTAAAACCGGCTTCACGAATTACGGCTTTGTATGGGTAGGTGTTACCGCTTAACCATATCCAACTACCACAAATTTCAATGTTTAAACCTTCTAAGTCTATTACCTTTTCCATTGCCTCACGGAATCCATCGTTGACACTGTGATTTTTACTTTGGCCGCCGTGCTTCTCGATGTATGCAAACATGATCTCGTATTCGTTGTTAATGTCCTTCATGTCTTGTTCATTGCCGCCAACATCAGGATGATTCTTTTTTACAAGTGCGCGGAATGCTTTTTTTAATTCCTCAATCGTGTTAATGCCGTTGAACCATTTCATAATGTAGCGCCGCCTTTCTTAATCGTTTTCGACTTCCTCAATAGTTATTGAAGTATGACCCCATGACCGCCGGCCTTCTGCGATCTCGTTTGCTTCTCTCCTTGTGGTTGTTACTGAAAGTTCTAAGCAGTTACAAGTGTTAACGCCGCGGATCTCAAATACCTTTGCTGGGCGTTCTTTAATTGGGTGTGTTTCCAAGTATGTTTCCTCGGTGCATTTTTCGCCGGCGTGTAGTTTACCGTAGCAATCGCAATCCATTGAATCAGGATGACCGCATTTGATGTAGTGACCGTTTACTACCCAAGCTTGGTTGGTGTAGTCGTAGAATTCATTTGACATGGTGTTGGCTCCTTTCGTTTGTGGTTTATCCCACGACACGGCTTTGACCGTGTTTCGCTGTTTCCAGCTCATCAGGTGGGAAGGGATGTTATTCAGCTAGGCAGTAGAATGTATTGTCTTTTTCGTAGATGCTGTATTCGCTCGACTCATCTTCGCCTTCTGCGGTCCCGCAATAATGCGCCTTGACTGGAATTGACTTGATAGTTTCTTTTAATTGGCAATGGCCCCAACCAGGAATATAGATTAAGTTTTTCATGTGTTTTGCCTTCTTTCATTTAGTTTCTGCGTTCGTCCACGCTCCCTAGTTTTAGGAAGTATGGACGAGAGCACAAGCTCTCAGAATGATAACGGGATTCTATTATTCTTCGTCTAGTTGTTCTGAGGTTATTTTTAAATCAGATATCCACATTTCTCCCTCATATCCTTCGGGAAATAATACGTCTAATTCATCTTGGCCATCCTCCACATAAACACTGGTAAAATGTAGCTCACTCTTATAAACACCTGTTATCCATTTACCCATTTTATTTCCTCCTTACGCTGGATGCGCCAGCTCGCTTGTGATAGTTAGTTTATTTTTGCTAATTGCTGAGTGAGCATCGTGTTGAATATTCCGAGCTGTTCAGTTATCAGGATAATCTTTTTGGCTAGTTCTGTTTTGGTGAGTTTATTCATTCTCCAACTTCCTGATCCTCCGAGACAATAGAGGCTGTGATCGTTTCTCCCAATGTATTCGTAATACTTATTGTCTTTAGTGTAGGTGTCTGTGTCCCTGATATCGTTCATTGTGTTGTTGGATAATGCCCAGAGCTCGTTGTATTCTTGCTTCATTTCGCTCTTTGTCATTTTGTTTTCCCCCTCAAATGTTTTACTTCTTGTCACTTATACTACTACCATGATGTCTTGATGTCAAGACATATTATAGTAATTCATTGTACTATTTTCACACACAATTTAGGGCATAGAAAAACCCCAGCTATTCCGGCTGAGGTAAGTTGTAATGCTTATATAGTAGCTTGGTGATTAGCTCGTTGGCTGATGGCTCCTTTTTGTCCATTAGATCAATTTTGATTAGTCGCCAGATGTCCTCTGTTATTCGCAACGTCATGCGCTCGCGGGTGTCTATTTCTGCCATTATTAGTTCAACTCCTTTATGTGTAATGGTATCACGATGTCAAGACATATGTCAATAAAATCTGTTTGCACGGCACTCTCTTATTAATAGAGATAACTTCGCCGGCAGAGATGATAGAGAAGGAGGTGCGTGTAATGATATCTAAATGGATCAAGAAGGCAAGACGAGAACGGAAGGTGACAAACGGGGAGGGACCGCAAACATGAGGAGCGCACAGCAGAATGATAAACTGCTTCATGGGGAGTAGATGCGCTATACATATTACTTATATTCGACGTGTAGACTCTGTGGAGCTGTATGAGCTTAGTAATAGCTCATTTAGTATAAATGTATTAGATGCGCTATTTGTGAGCTTATAGAAGGTAGCTAAGTTTCTGCCATAAGCAAGCAGATTATATATGGACCTGGTTTCCTCCTATGGGCCAGGTTCCTTTTTTGTGTTCGCTAGTAGGAGAAAATAATAGTAGGAGAGTGATTTAAGAATGACAAAACACATCAAGGAAGAATTACCCGAAGGCATGAAGAGGTGCACCAAATGTAAAGTAGTTCAGCCTGCAACGAATGAATTCTTCGCCAGATCCTACAATAAAACAGATAAGTTATTCTCTCAATGTAAAACCTGCACCGCTGAATATGGAGCTAAGAGATATTTAGATCATCGAGAAATTATGCTCAATAGGCAGATTGGATACAACCACAAAGAAGGTTTAGTGACTGTTCATAGTAAGCGAGTATTACCAGGCGCGCCGAATACCTTAACAACTGCTGAATGGATAGAGTGTATTGATTTCTTTGATGGACTTGACGCTTATTCAGGCAGGCCAATGATTCACATGTCAATGGACCATATTAAGCCATTAAAGAAGTATGGAGGGCATGAAAAATGCAACGTGTTACCGTGTGACGCTCCGCTTAATATATGGAAGAGCAATAATGATATGGAAGAATGGTATAGGAAAGAGATAGCGTTCTTTGATGAAGATAGATTGATTAAGATTAAACAATGGATGAATGGAGCTGTTTAAGATGGCAGGACAAGGACAACCAACGAAGTATAAGCCGGAATATTGTGATCTGATTATAGAACATTTTAGAGTTCCAGCTCAAGTAATGAAGAGCAAAGAAACTTTCTATGCTGATGGTACATTAAAATCTAAGGAAGAATACCCAGTTGCAGCAGACCTTCCAACTTTTCAGGACTTTGCCGATAAAATAGGGGTTCATGTTGATACTTTGCATAGATGGAAGGATGATAATGAAGCTTTCTCCGAAGCATACGCGCGGGCCAAGCAACTTCAAGAGCATATCTGGCTAGTTAATGGCATGTCAAATCTCTATAACTCACAATTCGCTCAGTTCTTCGGTAAGAATTGCCTTGGATACAAGGATAAGACTGAAACTGAGATAACTGGGCTAGATGGCGGTCCCATTGCGCTTACTAATATAGCTAATCTCAGTAATGATGATCTATTGAGAGTAGCTGACATTATGGAGAAAAGCCAAGTACTATTGCCTGAATGATAGTAAAACTATAGAAAACGTACATTTTCATAAGTTTATTCTATCCCTTATTCCTTCACCTGGCATCCAATCTGATATGCTGCCGGCTGTATCTATTGTATGCCTTGCCATATCAATGCATCATTTCTGCTTCATCCCATAAGGCAGGCCTTTGCTTTTGCCCGCTCTTCCTCTTGATCTGCCTTGCCTGACTGGATGCTTGGACCAATTGAGAAAGTAGAATTCGACCCCCCCATGGGCACGGATTTACCAGCGGAGTAAAGGGGCTTGTGTATATATATTTATCTACAAAGTTATAACAACCCTTCAAATACTTTTAGGAGTTGATTAAATGCTTTACAAATACATCTTAGAAATAGACATTGACAATACACCGGAAACATTAAATGAATTAACTGAGAAAATCAGAGAGTCACTAAAAGATATTGAGGGAATTAAGAATGTGTTACCTACAGTTTATACGGATACAGGAGAGCGTAGGAGTTTAACGCTCAAAGAGTACAATGAGTTACTAGAATACAAATCCGTGTACGAAGGATTGTGTAAATAAAAAAGCACCCCCTACTACCCATAAATTAGCTTAGGTACTTAAATAAAAACAGACCCCCCATATATATTTTATGAGGGGTTTTTGTGTTGTTCAAATGAGCGTTGCTAACGACAAAATAATAGGTACTATAAACGGCTGTAACCACCGAATCGCTGAACGCTTAGGGGGAGTAAGGATAAGGCCAATTTAAAAAGGGTCAGATTTGACCCAAAATAAAGTGAGGTGAAACGTCAATATATGGACAAACAACTACTTAAATTTATGAACAAAGAAGTTAGTGTTGTCGATACAATGTGCTCTATTGGCGTTGATAGACTCGATGCTAGTAGAGAGTTTGTGACAATAAAGATAAATCAACTTCAAACAGAATCACCGACTTATGGGTTTTGGAATAACCCGCAACAGAAACGAAAGTCAAAAGATGATGAAGCCGTAAAACCGAAACATACAGGCGGTAAACTTTCGTATGCGAAAATCTTCATTAGTGAAATAGACAAATACCCAAAAGATAAACTGAGCAATGAACATATCGGTATGTGTGTCAGACTAACCCCTTCTGTGGAATGGGATACAGGGACATTGACCACAGGTAGAGGAAAGAAAAAGAGAAACATGAACCAAGGGGATATAACGCAAGCACTTGGAGTAAGTACTTCGAGTGTAAAACGGTTTACCAAGAAGTTAGTCGAGTTGGGGCTAATGAAACATGACAAACTTGGTTATAAAATGACCGGCAATCTATTTGCTAAAGGGAGGTCGATACCATGCGAATTAAGTTTGAAAAAGGAATAACGCCTGAAGTGATGGCAAATACCTTGCTTGGACTTATTCAAGAGCATGGGAAGATGGTTGGTTCCGTCAATGTGTACGTTCAGTTTTATGATGAGAACATGGAGATTGAGAAAGATACCGTTGCAATAACCTGTTCCGCTACTGCTAAAGAGAAAGCCTTCTATGCTGGATACGAAGCGGATAGTAGGAGAAGGAAGCTGAGGGTAGTTAATGAATGAACCTATATTGAGCAAAAGGCCACCTCATGGTTATGACTATAAACCTATGACTTGGCTAATGTTTATTAAACTTAGAAAGTGGGCTGAACAAGTTGCTAATCGTACTGGGTATAAAGTATATCTTGTCGGTTCAACTTTAGAAAAAGAAGTACCAAGGGATATTGATATATCAGTCATTATGCCCTTTGAAGAATATGAACGATTATATGTAAAATGGCCCGATGAACAGATTGAACGTAATAAATATATGTACGAAGTTTGGAAAAAGAATGTTCAGTATTATTTTGAAGCAGATGAAATATTAGAAGAAGTACATATTGATTTAAAGTTTTGTCCCGATACTTGGTGGGTAGAGAAACCCAAGTTACTATTGGCTGGTATATAGCAGGGGCAGAGGGGTTGAATTGTTGATTAAATATTCGATTACAAGGAATATCTAACGCAAGTTTAATTTTGGCAAGGGCAAACGGTAATGGTATTGGTATTGGTATTGGTAAGGCTAAGAAAGGACGTGGTAATATGTTAAACATAAATGATATCCCGTGTACTTCAGAGAGTATGATAATTCCCGCCCAAAGCATTGAAGAAGCTGTAAGATTTTCCCTTGAGAAAAAGAGGTTTATCTTAGAACCTAGACTGTTGAACCCATTTTTAAAGTGCCTTGAAAACATGAAAAGAACGGCGGCCATTGAATTAAACTTCACCTTTTCGCAAGTTCCGTATTATGAAATATCGTTCAGCAATAGAGCGAAAGGTGAGACACATACAACCATTAGTGAATAACTAATTTTGGCATGCCCTTGCCAATTAATTTTATAAATAAAGCCTTGAGGAAAGGAGGAAACCAAAATGGTAGTCGCAAAGGAACCTGTCAAGAAGCCTAAACTTAAAGCGAGTGATATGCCAACACTGGCACAGATACATGAAGAACAAGCGAAACGTGACGACTTTTATTTTTGCAAATACTATATCAAGATTGTCAACAAAGAAGGTCAACAAGTTCCCTTTGAATATAACCCAATACAAAAACAGATTGACGATAAGATTAAAGAACTTGAGTCAAAAGGAATCCCTGCTAGAATCATTGTGCTGAAGGCTAGACAGGAAGGCTGTTCAACGTATACTCAAGCGAAGATACTTTGCGGAGCCGTTAAAAATAAAAACAGAAACGCTTTAGTAGTCGCCCACAGAGACGATTCAACGTCCTCGATCTTTGGTAAGGCAAAATATATGTACAATGCGCTACCGGAACATATCAAGCCATTGCAGAAGGCTTCTAATGCGCGTGAGTTAATCTTTGATGCACCTCCTAATCACAAAGGTAAGAAACAAGGACTTAACTCAATGATAAAAGTCCAGACCGCCGGTAGTGATGGTATTGGACGGTCTGACACCTATCATTATGTTCACCTATCAGAGTTTGCGTTTTACTCAGGTGATCCGTTGAGAAGTTTAGCAGGGATACTACAATCGGTCCCTAACGTACCGGGAACGATAGTCCTTATAGAATCTACCGCGAATGGAACTAATTCATTTATGGACCTATGGGATATGGCCGTAGCAGGAGAAAACGACTTCGTTCCTATGTTCTTTGCTTGGCATGATTACCCGTTGTATCAAATGCCTGTGACTGATACGGAAAGAAAGGCCATAGAGGAAAGTATAGAGGAATCAAGGGGCCATAAAAAGGATTGTAAATGTAGTTTTTGTTATGAACGGAATATCATTGATTTATATAACTTAACTGCTGAACAAATAGCATGGTATAGATGGAAGCTAAGGAATGACTGTAACAACGATAGGGACCTTATGCGACAAGAAAATCCATCGTTCGCAGAGGAAAGTTTCCTCGCAACTGGCCGCCCTGTGTTCGCCAATGAACTGATTAAAATAAGAATCAACCAACTTAAAAAGTTATACAAAGAACATCCTCCGAAAGTTGGACGCTTTAGTTTTGAGTGGGTGGATGGAGAAACACAAGATCAGATTAAGCAGGATTCGATTAAGTGGATTGATGACCCTAGTGGTACGATTACAATTTATGAAGATGTTAAGAGGGATTACCATTATGTTGCTGGTGGTGATACGAGTGGAGAAGGGAGAGATGCCTTCACTGGGACAATGCTGAATAACATCACCGGTAAAAGAGTGGCAACCCTCCATATGCAATCAACCAATAGTAAGCCATATACGCATCAGATGTATTGCTTGGGATTACACTTTAACTCGGCATTGATTTCCGTGGAAGTTAACTTTAATAGCTCGCCTATTGAAGAGCTTGAAAGGTTAAGATACCCTAAGCAGTACATGCGTGAAAGTTATGATAAAATCGCAAAGGATATACAACGTAAATTTGGTTTTAAAACTGATGGGAATAGCAGACCTATCATTATAGATAAATTAGTAGATTTGCTAGAAAACCATATAGAGCTATTCACGGATATACAAATGCTCGGAGAGTGCCTTACCTTTGTCTATGACAAGAATAATCGACCCGATGCACAACCCGGTAAACATGATGATTTGATTTTCAGCGATATGATAGCTAATGAGTCAAGAAGCCAACAGAAAATGAGCATGTATAAAGAAGAGAATCACGATTACTCTAAGCTTCCAGACGATATTATTGAGGACCTAAACCACGCTTCGGCGGAAGAAAGAGTCTATATTTTAAAAAAAATCGGTAGATAAAGTCCCCGCAAAATGGTATAATATAGATGTGGATAGGGAGGAATTAATTACTCTTTCCAACAAGGTATTGCCTTAATACCTTCCACATTAATCAGTTAAGGCATAGATACGAAAGGCGGTATTAATTTTTATGTCCGAAATAAAAACGTGTTCCATGTGCAAACGAGAATTACCTGCTGATAAAAACCATTTCAGTACGCAATCGGCTAAGAAAGATGGACTATGCCCTATGTGCAAAGAGTGTAGGGGGCGCAACTTTACAACTCTAAAACCTATTGCGAAGGAAGGTTTTAAGATATGTTCCGAGTGTGGAGACGAACTTCTAGCAACGAACTTTGGCCCAAGGAAAGATAGTAAAGATGGACTAAAGGGGATATGCAGGGTATGTACTGCCAAGAGTGACCAAGAGTATTTTAGAGATAATAAAGAAGCAATAATGGCTATAAACTTAATATATCGTGCTGGGCATAAGGACGAAAAATCAAATTATAGTAAACAGTTCTACCGAGAAAACAAAGACCCTATAATCAAAAGGTCAAAGTTATATCGAGAAAACAACAAACCTTCCGTATATGCAGCCCAAAAGAAATATCGCTCAGAGCATAAAGAATCAAGCGCAGAATACTCACGCGTGTATCGGATTGACAACAAGGAACATTTAGCCGACATGGGAAAGATAAGCTATCAGAAGAACAAAGTTGTTAGAAAAGTACAAGCTACAAAATATAGAGAATGTCATCGAGAAGAAATTAAGACATATGGACAAAGGCATAGAACATTAAAAAAGAATCTACCATCAACATTAACCGCTAAACAGTGGGCATATATAAGAAAACACTTCAATAACTCGTGTTGTTACTGTGGAAAGGAAAAACCATTAGAACAAGAACATATGGTTCCGCTTGTAAAGGGAGGAGAGTTTAGCCGTGACAATATTCTGCCCGCTTGCCGATCATGCAATGCAAGTAAACACACACAGGACTTCTTCACTTGGTATCCACGCCAACCTTTCTACTCAAAACAACGTGAGCAAAAAATACTAACCCATCTTAATTACGATAAAAACCATCAACAGCAATTATCCTTAATCTAATAACGAAACTCAAAGCACTCTACACAGGGTGCTTTTTCTTATGCCAACTTTTAAGGAGGTGGTCAGATTGTTAGAAAAACTAAAAGAGATCGGAGGTAAAATAGTGGACAAAGTTAAAAGCACTATCCAAACGGCCAAGGAAGAATCAAAACAAAATTCAGACTTAAAAAAATGGCAGGATAAATTCTCTATATCGAAAACGGGAACTTGCACAACCTTGCGTGACGAACGCGAAATGATTTATCTTGGAACACCCATCGTCGATGCAAATATCAATTCC